CTAATTGCTTGTGCTTTTTTGAGCAATTAATCTTTTATATTTGTCTAATAGCTGTTCTTCCGTTTCCTCATGCTGCGGATCTTTAGGAATACAGTCGACTGGACAAAATAATTGACATTGTGGCTGATCATGGTGACCAACGCACTCGGTACATAAATCTGGATTAATTTCATAAATCACTTCACCCATAAAAATAGCTTCATTTGGGCAAACTGGTTCACAAACATCACAGTTTATGCACTCATCGGTGATATATAACGACACTTTACCAACCTTGTTGATGTTTACGTTCAAAAGCTTCAACCACAGCTTGCGGAACAAACTTGGTTACATCACCTTTTAAGCGTGCAATTTCTCGAATCAACGTCGAAGAAATAAAAGAATACTGTTCGGAAGGTGTTAAAAACACGGCTTCAAAATGTGGGTCCAACTGGCGATTCATATTAGCCAATTGAAACTCATATTCAAAATCAGATACTGCTCTTAAACCGCGAAGTACTGCTGTAGCCTTTTGTTCTTTGAAAAAATTAACCAATAAACCATCAAAACCTACAAATTCAACATTTGATAGATGGCCTAATGATGACTGTGCCAGTGCAACTCTCTCTTCTAGACTGAACAAAGGATTTTTATGATGTCCAATTGCAATCGCTACTACGACCTCATCAAACATTCTTGATGCTCTAGTAACTAAATCAACGTGCCCATTTGTGATAGGGTCAAATGTTCCAGGATAAATTACACGCGTTTTAGACATCCGCTAGTACTCTAATTGTATTGTGCACCTATTTTAGCAAAAGTTATACATGAGGCGAAATATTGATATGTGGGAAAAAACTTCACCTTGGCATCAGTTTACGGCACAATAGGGGCAATTGTGGAAGTTTGAATTATGGCGAAAGCAACAGTAGTAAAGAATAATAAGTGTCGATGTTTATTTTAATTCTCTATAGTTCCTTTTTTAAAGCTAAGTTATTGAATTATAAAAGTTGTTGTTCTTATTAGTTCCTTATAGTTTGTTTACATCCTCCAAAAAAACGGGTAATAATGCGGGTAACGAACTACTTACCCTTACCTCATGGCCTCTGCAAAACTTTCTGATCTTAAAATTAAAGCACTGAAACCTAAAGAAAAAGTCTACAGAATATTAGATGCAGATAGACTTTACATAGAAGTCCGACCTTCAGGTGCTAAAGTTTGGCGGTTTAAGTTTGTTTTTAATGGTAAAGAATCTTCTATGAGTCTTGGCGAATACCCGGCTATTACTTTGGCAGACGCTAGAATCTTAAAGGATGAAATGCGAGTAAAATTAGCCAAAGGTATTCACCCAGTAGAAGATAGACAAAATAATAAGGCCAAGGCATTAGAAGAAGGAAAAAATACATTCAACGCTATTGCAGCCGAATTTAAAGAAAAACGTATGACGTTGAAGTCTGAAATTTATCAAGAGAAGTTCGATACTGCTTTAGAAAAAGATATATGCCCAGTTATTGGCAAAAAAAATATTAAAGATGTGACTGCGGCTGACGTATTGAAGATTTTAAATAATACGATTAATCGTGTTACTAAAGAAACCAATGGAAAAATGACAGGTGAATCTGCCGCTTTACAAAATCGAAGATTCATTGGTGCTGTAACTCGTTATGCAATTGCTACTTTAAGGCTTGAGAACGACCCTACTTATGCTGTACGTGATGTGATCAAGCGCCCTCGTGTAAAACATGCAAGAGCCTTAACTAAAGAAGAAAGAAAAAAGGCAAGAACTCAATTGCCTAAATACAATGGAACAGAGACTGTTAAGAATGCTGGCTTCATTCTCTTATATACAATGCTTCGGGCAATTGAAATTAGAAAGATGCAATGGAAATGGGTCGAGTTTGATACACGACTTATTAGATTTCCAGAAGAGGCAATGAAAAAATCCAGAATCCATATTCTCCCTATATCTGACCAAGTATATGAAGTACTTAAGCGTCAATATACAATCTCTGGTGATAGCGAATTAGTTTTCCCTGCTATTTTCAGTAAGAAAAATGATGGCATGTTAGCTAAAGAAACGCTTAACAGTATGCTTGAATATATTGGCTTAAAAGGCGTGACCACTCATGATTTTAGGGCTACAGCTTCTACCCTACTATATGAAAAGGGCTATGAGGAAGCTTGGGTAGAAAAACAGCTTGCTCATGCTGAATCTAACAAGACAAAAGCATCTTATGACCATTCACAGCACTTAGAGGCTAGACGGAAAATGATGCAAGACTGGGCTGATATTGTAGATAGCTGGAAGGAGTGAGAATGAAAGACTGGATCTGCTTCTACATTGAGCATACTATTAAATATGGTAAGCCGTTCTATAAAGAGGCTGGTTGGTCTTTGGGCTTGAAGAATAATTATGTGGTTTTGAGTGAATTAATAAGTTAAACAAGGAATTATTATGGGTGAAGCAAAAAAACGTGGTAGTTTTGATATTAGAAAAGAGCAATCTTTGAAGTTAAAGTCCCGCGAAGAAACAGAAGCCTTGCGAGCGCAGAAAAAAGAAGAGCAAGAGGAAACAATTTATAGAGAAAGATTGCTAGCATTTGCTAAAAGTAAATTAAGCATAACTAAACCTCGCCTACTACAGTTTACTAAATCTATTGAAGAATCCTTAATCTCTAAAAATTATTTTGCTGCCTTAACTATCGCATTAACCCTACCTGATATTTGTTGCTCCCTAGAAGATGAAAACAGGCGAACATCGGGTAAAAAGTATGCTGAATGGTTTCAGAAATATGTTGGTTCCAAATATACCAGTAAGATCGGCCATGAAAAAGCTGAGACTATTTTTTTATCTGGGGAAGAGTGCTTTGCTTTAAGGTGTACATACCTTCATAAAGGAATTAATCATATTGAAGATGAGAAAATACTTAAGGACTACGAAGGAGGCTCTAATAAAATTGAATTCATGGCTGAAATGAATTCTGACTGCGTTATAGTAAATGGTGTTTTATTACTAAAACTAGAGAATTTCTGCTGTAATATAATTAAAGGCGTTAATCAGTGGTTATCTGATAAAAAAGATGACTTTATTATTAGAAAAAGAATAAGCGAAATACCAGAAATATACACCAGCAGTTTCTCACCAATACCTGGAGTTCTCATAGGTGGATAACGATTTGCCCTCACTTAGAGGGCTTTTACACATATCCCAACATTAACTGAAGTGTTAATTGTGTGAGCTGTGCAACCAGAGAAAAGGATGCACAGCAATGTGATGATCGATGCAATTTTAGTACGCTGACACATATAAGTTACTTCTTTAAAAAGAGTGCTCGTTCTGCTTCTCGGCGACGAACTAGGCCCTTCATAACCTTACCACCTGCTTTGTTCCACACAAGGAATTGATCAGCAGCGCCTTGATAGTCACCTTTATTCAGTTTTTTTAATAAGGTTGAATTATTAAATGCACCTGAGCCAATGTTGTAAGTCAGCGATACCAAAGCATCAAACTGGTTTTGACTTAAAGGCACTATCACAGATTCATTTACAGTCTTTTCAAATTTGGCCAAGTCGTGTTTGAAGTAGGCTTTAGCTTGCTCAGGTGTACAAGTATCCCCTTTTTTTACCTTTACGCCATTAGGATAAACTGTCGTGCCAGTACCAATGGTCCAAACCCCTACACCATCGTCATAGGCTGTGAATCGTGTGCCTTCAAAACCAGATATTAGGTTTACACCAACATCACTTGTAGTTTTCCCACCAGGTGCAAGTTTATCGACCACCTTATTTAGTTCGTCTACTTGTGCTTGTGTAAGCTTGCCGCCTGCGATAACTCGAGCAGCATCAAAGAATGGTTTAGTTGTCATTGGATTCACCTTTCTTTTTCTCTAACTCAGAGCTACCAAAATAAAAGCCACATGCAGTTGTCATAGCCCCAGCAATAAAACCCAATGCCGTATTAATCAGATTGCTATTTTCACGTGGCATATCCACAAAAAATAAAGCTATCACTAACACAAACATTAACCCAACCAATGCGAAAGCTAGATATGCGCGAGTATTTTCACTGTTCATCTTTTTGCTTCCTCCAACCGTGATACTTTCTCTTTAATTAAAGACTGGTCTTGGCTTAATTGAATAATTGAAGATCCAACCCACGCACACAATGAAAATACGATGCCTGCAAATATTCCCAGCAATACACGCAGCACAGAAATTCCACCATCTTGCGCTGCTGTGCGGTTTTCTAAATTGGCGACTTTGATATCCAATGTATCGATATCTTTTTTGTTCTGCTCGCTTGTCTCTTTGTGTGCTTCATTAATAAAAGTCAGTCGAGTAACATGATCTGACAACATGCGAATATCACTCTGAATGGAGTCGATTTTCTTTTCAAATCTCAACCCGTATGATTCATTTTCAGTCATGCCTTCCCCCTTTCGTTTAGGCAATAAAAAAGCACCCAATTGGGTGCTGTTATTTCTTCATTTCAATTACACTTAATGTTCTTGAAGTAATCATAAAGTTGCTTCTTGATTCCACATTTAATGGGATATTAACGCCCTCCTGTCGAGCAAATCCTGCTTTAAGTGTGTAGGTAACATTGCCAATAGTACTGTTATCATCAATAGCTGAAACGATAACCGCTGTACCATTAAAATTAACGTTAATATTACCAGTCTCAATATTCGCGCCCAGAGAGCCTCTGCCAATTAAAGACCCATTTTTATATATTGAAATATAAAAGGAAGCCATTGCCCTATCGTTAGCTGCAATTGGATTACCTCGTCCGTCACTTACACTAAAAGCGCCAAAAGTAGGTGTGCAAATATTTACTGAAGCATCAATTCTAACTTTTCCACCACTTCTATTTAACGTTACTTGTAAAAGTGTACCTATATGATTTTCCCACGCTGATAGGTGGTTATTAAAATCATTATTAGGCAACCCACCAGTTGATCCTCCTGAAAAAGTATTGATAGTTTTGATATCAATTGCTTTTACACCTATTGGTACCGTTACTGCTTCATCTTTAATTTTTAAAGTATCAATTGCGCCATCTTCAATATTCGCAGTTTTGACTTTAATTGTCCCCAAGTCTGCACTAATAACGCTTAAGTTTTCTGCCCAGATCCGATTGGCATTGATATATCCAAAACTACCATTATCGACATACAAACCACGCGGAATAACAGTGCCATTTGGCAAAGTCACTGGCTTATTTTGCAGTGTCATTAATGGCTTTGGCTCTATACCGTCAATACCCACAGGTGTGCCAAATTGGATGCAATCATAGTTAAAAATGAAAGTAGAAGTCGTACCATCATTCATTGATCCATGACCAGAAACATGGCCATTTACATCGAACTTTGTAAACTGCTGAGCATAGATGCCATCAACACTTTCACTGACATTTTGAATAGACGCACTATTCTCACCGACTTTTGTATTTAACGTTTCCGTTACTTTAATCGTTGAAGAAATAGCACTTGAATTTGCCTCGAGCTGGCGCTTGAATACGGCATTGTTCTCATTCATCTGAGCAGAAAGCTGTTCAGTAAGTTTAGCTTGGGCCAAATCGCCTTCAATACGTGCAGATTGCTCTGACCATACGCCTGCATAACCTCCTTCATTTCCGATTAAGTCAGATTCTGACCCGATAAATGGAGGATTGATTTGCGCGTAAACTCCATCAATCCTTGTAGTTTGGGCAATAACTTTGTCATCTACATTCTTAATATCAGACTTAACTTGAGTAATGTCACCAGTAGTGGCTTTGTCTTTCAACTCGATATTGATGTTCTTGATAGCTTCAATATTTGCTGAAGATTGATCGACACCAATTTTTGCAGTATCACGAACTATGGCAAGAGCGTTGTCATTGCTAGCAATATAGTTATCAATCTTTTGGACTGTAATTTTATCGCCTTCAATACGTGATTGAACTTCTTGCTGGGTATAAGCTTGTAAATCACCTAGTACAGCATTAGTTGAATCAACACGCTTACTTACAACAAGATCACCTTCAATTCTTGCTGATTGTTCAGACCAAACCCCTGCATAACCTCCATCATTACCAATCAAATCAGAATCAGAACCGATCAGAGGCGGGTTAATTTGGGCATATACCCCATCAAGTCTGATTGTTTGAGCTGTAATCTTGTTATCAACATCTTTAATGTCAGACTTAACTTGAACAATATCACCTGTACTTGCTTTATCTTTTAAATCAACCTGAATAGATTGAATTTGCTCTGCATTTGCAGCAGATTGACCTGCCGCAACATTAGCTTTTGATAAAGCTGTTGCCGATGTTTGTTTAGCTTCATTCGCATTATCTGCTGCATTATTTGCAGTAGTTGTCGCTGTCGATGCTTCCGCGTGGGCTTGCTGAGCAATTGATGCTGCTGATCCTGCCTCAGAAACAGCCGTTTCTGCCTTACTAATTGCAGAAGCTGCATTTTGTTTAGCTTCATTAGCATTTGCATCAACAATTTTCACTCTGCTATCTAATTCAGTTAATGCCTTAGCATTGCTTTCTGAATTAGACACAGCAGATTCAGCAGTTTGCCGAACATTCGCAAGAGCTAGATCATTACTCGCCCGATAATCAGTCAACGCTTTTGTAACAATCTTGTCGCCTTCAATGCGCGCAATTTGCTCTGAATTGATACTTGCTGCATTATCATTTACAGAAACAATAACTTGATCTGTACGTTTTGCCTGTAATAAATCTCCTTCTTGAACAGCAGATAAAATCGACCAGACACCTGCATAGCCAGCATCATTTCCGATTAAATCAGATTCTGAGCCAATTAAAGCAGGTTTAGTAACGACCTCAACCCCTGTTACGCGTTCAGCTAATGCTCTATCTGCATCAATTCGCGCCTTACTTTCATCAGTAACCAAAGCACGAGTTTGAACATCATTTTCAATTGACTCAGCTCTCACTGTTTCAATTAATGATGCATTTGCTGAATCTCCATCAACGCGAGCTTTCGCTTCCTGCTGAATTGCTGCTGCATTATCTCCAGCTTGCGCAACCACAGTATCAATTCTTTTGCCCAATGCACTATCAGCATCAGTTCTTGCCTTTTCCTCACGTTGAATTGCCGCTGCATTATCTGAAGAACTAGAACTAACTGTATCAATTCTTTGAGAGAGATGCTCATCACCACTAATACGTTCTTCTTTTTCAGATGTTATAGCCGTATCACGCAACTTTGCTTCAGCAAGAATTGCAGTTTCACGAGCTTTTTGTTCTGAAAAATCAGCATTAATCCTGTTTTGAACTTCCTGAGCAATCAACTGATTTGTTGAATCAATATCTTTGATTCGTGCCTCACGTTCTAACGCAAGGTTATTGTTTGCTTGATCTACAGCCTGCTGAACAGAGTCTTTACGATCTCTAACTTCTTGCGCAATCTGATCTTTCGTATTCTGAATATCTTGCTTAATTGGACCAATTTCAGCGTCAATAGTCTCAATATGATCAATCTTGGTTTTAAGATCCTGATTGAGTTGAGATTCACTGATTTGATCATTCAAGAGCTCAAGAACGTCTGTAGCATCGGCAGAAGTTGTCGCATGAGTCCAATCCGACCATGGCCCAATATTTCCGATTCTATCAATCAAACGGCCACGATAGAATTGAGTTAAGTTAGGTTGTAAACCTTGCAGAGTATGAGTCGTTGTTGGATAAGCAAATAAACCCAATTGAGCAATGTTACTTGTGCCATCTGGTGAAACTTGAATCTCGGTATAAGCCGTATCAAGTGCGCCAGTTGCAGGGAAGCCCCAATCAAGTTTGATACCGAATAAGATTCCTGTCGCTTGGATAAATGCCAATTTTGGGGGCAAGCCTTGCTTTCCAGAGAGTTCAGTCAAAGTTGAATAAACTGGTAAAGAAGCTATCTCAAATGCTGAAATCGCTGTTACTCGTGCTTGATATTGACCCGCATAAATACCTGGTACTTCGACTGAGTTATTGCCGGTTATTGGAAGCTTAATCCAGCTGCCGTCATCCTTACGCCACTCAACTTGATATTTAACCGCGCCCTTAGCCTGCGCCCAAGATACAATCATTGTTGCTAGATTGATGCCCTGATCAACTCGGCTTTCACTAGTAACAACGACATTAGTTACAGGATCCTGAATTGTTGGGTTCACAATCGAAATCGGAACCTCATCAAAATAAGCACCCTTATCAATGGCATCAAATTTGGCTGGGTTATATTGAAGTGCAGTCACTGAAAATTGATGATGCTCATCTTGGGTAATAGAAATCACTCGAAACTTCATTGTTGCCAAGTCTTGAGCATCAATCACCCAGACGTTTTGTGCTGCAATCGCATCAAACTCATGAGTAACTGTAACCACTCGACCAGAGATCGATTGAACAATTCGAGTTTGAGCTTTGCCATCCTCGCCATTAATAATCAATCGGTCACCAGCAACTGCCACAACGTCGTCACGATCTAGCGTAATGCTTTTACGATCTGCTGATATTTTAGATACACGTCCACCGTTTGCTCGACCAGCAAACAATGGATCTGCAATATCAATAACTCTTCCCGGTTGCGGAATATGGCCATCTAGCCCAACTTTGAAAGACACTGTACGTGTTTCAAGTTGCTCAGACTTTAATGCCCACCAGCCTGCTCGCTGCGCTTGCCCACGCGAAGTGCATCCCCATGCGTCAAGCTCAAGAATACGAACTTGGCCCGCTTCAGCAATTGCTTTCTCATCACGAACAAACTCATATTCGGTTTTGTAGTGATTAGCTGGGTTATCCCACGCAATTTTTACAACATTATGGCGATCACGCGCACGGGTTCCTGAGTATTCAAAATTGCCATCAATGACATTGGCACGGGTATATGTAAAGTAAGTATCTTGGGGAATATCCGCATCACAAATAATGCTATTGCCATCCCAAAATGTGATGGCACGAAATACACCAGCTAACTTAGTTAAAATTTCAAAGGCACCTTCTGCGCTCTGAAGATAAACATTACAAGTAAAGCGTGGTTCCTGACCGCCTAACCCATCTGGTACCATCTGATCACAGTATTGGGCTAAACGATATAAGGACCACTTATCAATCATCAACGGAGTTAAACGATCTCCCAGCGCATAGCGATCAACTGTACAGATGTCGTAATAGATCCAAGCTGGATTATTGGAATATGCCTCTTTGAAAGTACCGTCCCACATTCCAACATATTGCCGTGTTGCTGGATTGTAATTAGTAGGAACTTTTAGGAGCCTACCCTTTGTATCCATAGCAACTTTTGCTACGTTTCCAAAAGTCTCAGCATCATACTGAAGGCCCAATAATGCTGTATTTGGATAGCGTAATTTCGCATCGATCACTTCTGTTACAGCTGCAATATACATCTTGTCGCTGATATATTCAGAAGTTGTATTGGGTGTAAGTCTACGAACACGAACAAGCCAGCCAGAGTCTGCACGAGGCAAATCAATCCGATGAGCACGTTCATAATTTGCAGATGTTTTATCTGAAATTTTGGTTTTTAGTACTTCAGTCCAGACACCACCATCAATCTGTAAATCAATTGCGTATTCGATTGTTACGCCAGATACGTCACCATTTGTAGCGTTCTGAGTACGTAAAGGTCCCCATTTTAAGCGCAGACGAACTGCGTCAAGATCAAGATTACTAAAAGCGCGGACCCACGGTGTTTCAGACTTCAGCTCCACATCGATAGCAGTTTCATTTTCTACTGCAGGAAAACCTTCAATGTATTCCTGATCATTAGTACCATTTCTAAAATCAACTTTTACATTTTCAAAGTTAAGGCTTCCATCTGCATTCTGAAGTGGAGTTTCTTCTAAATAAATTGACTGAAGCCCATTAGCTAAACCTTCAATCTCGCCTTCAGCTAAACCATATAGAACCTTGATAAAGGTTTTCGATTGAGCAGAATCTGGTGAAATGACAGGTTGCCGTTGTTTTTTACTGCCTTTTTTTGCGCCTACTACTGCATTCATAAGAAATCTCACGCAATAAAAAAGGCGCTAGAAAGCGCCTGTTAAATAATTAAAATTTACATCTGATCTTCAGGATATTGACCAGCACTGATAATGAAGCCGCCGATTTCCCGTTGACCATAAAGAATTGGAACAGGATTACCTTGTGCAACTGTAGTTACTGCACCGCCAAAGCCTTTGTTGGCACGGTTGCCATCTTGGTTTTGGTCTTGAGTATTATCAATTTTTGGCATGAGCATTGATGCAACCCCTCCCATAGCCATGCCAGCACCTGCACCTATCAATGCAACCTGAGCAGCCTGACCAATACCTGGTATAAATGAAGCAGCTATCAGAATCGCACCAAGTACAAGTTGCAAAATCCCATTATTGCCACCAGCCCCCATTACACGCGGGACGATATGAATAGTGTCTGCTTCAGTATTCATATCAAGCTGTTCTTCACCGATATTGTCACCAGTGATTAGGCGCTTAGTTTCATGATCGTAAATTGCTGGGCGTTTCTTGCCACGCTTATTACTTGAGTTCTTTATTTTTAAAAACACGGCAAAGCGTAGGCCCTGCTCATGTGCATGCAACATAAAATGTTCAAAGCCAGCGATCTGAACAGATAACGCACGCATGGCTTCGCGTGTATTTGCGACATCGAGCTTAAATTCACGACCGAATTTTTGCCCCAAGATGCCGTACAGCTTAATTGTTTTTAACATCTCGGTGCCTTAAGATTTTCACAGTGCGCTCATGCCATTGCTGACCATATATTTCCCGCACAGATTTACGGTTATACGGATGATGAAGGATTAAACTTGAACCGATGCAATGCTCAGTTTGTTCCGATTTAAGCTGCCCATTATTACCCAACCATATAACTGCATGATTTGGATGTTCTGTACGTCCAACCCGACAAACCAACATATCGCCATACTGCGGTGTATCAACTTCATAGAAGCCCGCTTTTTCATAATTCTCAAGGTAAAGTGATGGATGATCTTTATCTTCCCACCATGCATCTTTACGCTCGAAATCCATCAGTTCTACACCCAATTCACGACTATAAAAATCACGTACAAGCGCATAACAATCTTGCCAGCCATGAAAATAATTACGCCCCACTAAAGGGGCGCGATAACCGCAAGGTTCATAAACTTGAAAATCCAGATCCGGATATGAACAAATTACCCACGGCTTTTGATGTAATTCAATTTGAATTAAGTCTAGTTCTGAGGCTCTTGTAGTTCCATCTGGATGAGAGTGCACATAAGCTAAGATTTCGCCTTGATCTTCAGCACTTGCCAAATCCTCGGGATGAATTTCAAATTGATCAGATTGTTCGGCAATATTGCGACAAGCGATATATTGCTTATCAACAATCACACCACAGCATTCAAGCGGATAGCATTCATCAGCATGCGCCATGATTGCTTTTTTTAGTTTCGCTGTAAGTTTCATAAGACCTCATAATAAACTTGAAGCCGGAAAACCACCGAAAGGCAATGGCTTATTCTCACCGAACCGCAAGCGGCAAGACCGCAGAAGTCCACCGCATCGATCAAGTGCTGGATTATCAGTTGGCTCACCTTTATCAGTGAACATTGCAACACCTGTGTAACCACATTCTTCGCCCCGATACTTCCCCATCATGCACCAATGACAAAGTGATGTAATTTGGCGAACAGGAATTTTCAACCCTTCAAAATCGATTGGATTGGAGAGCTCGAAAGTCACTTGTTGTGCGTTTTCAGAGGTTTTCTGTTCGATGTACCAGATTTGCTCTTTTGATTCATTCGATGCAGTAGGATTACCTTCTGTAAAGTTCTCAGCATCAAGGTATTTAGCAAGAGTGGTAATGACTTTAAGCTTGGCTCCCGCGAAGTCCTTAAACTGTAAACAATAGGCTGAGACAGCATTTTGAATGCCGTTAATGTTGTTTGCCATTGATAAGGTCGGTGCAGAAGCTTTACCATCTGATCGCAATTCAAGCCCAGATACTTCAAGTGCCATCGGCTCAAAAACTTGTCCTTGCCAAATAATATTGCGGTTCCAAACTTTCTGATCACCGGTATCAAAAATCTTTCCAATACTGCCAGAGTCGGCACCAATTAAACCTTCGGAACCAATTGATGAGTAAATTTTTTCCCAGTCTTCATAAGAAATATGACCATGAAAACGTAAAATGCCAGCTCCAAGTGAGCTGGCATCTAGTTCATACAAATGGATTAATCCATCGACATACAGCTTCTGGAAATCACTATTCAGGGTCATAAGTCACCTCGTCATAGATTGGATTTCCATCTTTGTCTAAGACTGGCACATCATCAAAAACAGGATTTCCTTCACTATCAACTGCTTGAACCCATTCAAAAACTGGCTCACCATTTTCATTAATGACTGGTTGATTCGTTAAGATTGGGGTACCGTTTTGATCTGTTTGAATGTGAGTTACTGGTTTTTGGTAATTTTTACCGCCAACAACAACTGGATTACCAGCATCATCAAATAGATCTTCATACTTTGTGATATATGTTAGTTGTGGTGCATACTTTACTTGTTGAACCATGCGAGGCTGTTTTTCAATGCGAGGTACTTTGTGAACTACTGGTTTACTCACAGAATGCAGTCGCACATCAATCCAACGTGGTTCACCATTGACGTTGTTTGGAATATCAATAGGCATATCTAAATTCGCAACAATATCGCCCTCATCATTTAGCTTTTTCTTGAATGTCTTAATTTCAAGATCACCATTTTCCAATGTCTGATATTCAACTGCACAAATCTTATTGCCATGAGTGTCTGTAGGAATTTCAATCCACCAGCCTTCTTTAGCGAATCCAGAAGAACCTTTAACTAAATAATGACCAATACCCAACTTCTCAAAAGCAAGAGGTTGTTCAGCGGCTTCATCGTTAGGTTCAATTTTATCTGCAAATAGCTTAACAATCGGAGATGCTGACTTGATGAAACCATTTGCATCCACTGTTGTATTTTTTGACGACAAAATTTTACGCCACGGCTGAAACGTATTTACATTCCAGTTTACAGACCTGACATACATATCGGAGTTATGTGTTATGCTTAATTGTGCACAAGCATCAGTTGAATCGTTAATATCTAAATTAATAATTGCCTGAGAATTGTTGTCTGGATAGTCTCCAGCACTTGAAATATTATTACCATTATTTTGCCAATAAAAGGCATTACCACCTCCTCTCAATGTTGATAATTTTTGAGTTCCAAGTCGAATTGATTTTCCCAAACCAAATGCACCAACTTCCATCACATTCCCAGCAGCAGTACCCACATATCGGCTAGCTGCATGAGTGTTGTTTGTAAAGTTTTCATTCATTTTTGCGCCAGTAGAGCGGAATGTATCTCCACCTGCGCCAGTTGGTGCCGTACCTAAATTTACTGTTTGAATGGTCATTTTCTTACTCGCATAAAAAAAGCCCCTAAAAAGGGGCTTCAAAAGGGTTTAAATTAAGGGTAAAAAACTTGGGTGAATGTCGTTGAGATTTGCCAAATATCACCACCTAAACAACGGGGTTGATATTCGCCTGTTTTAACTCGGACTTCACCGTCTAGTGGTGAATCCCAAAGAAACGAGTCAGCTCCTTTATGCTGATCGAAGAATGCTTTGATTTGCATAATTTCGGCTTTGTAAGCCGTTCTTTGATAAGTCCATTCACCAGCTCGGTTATTGATACCTACAGCAATGTTTTGTTCATAACCGTCACCAAATTTGCTTGATAACGTATTAAAGCGCTGAGTATTACTATTTCCGTCTAAGTCGCATTCGAAAGTGAATTTAAGGTTGCTCATAAATTGAATCCATAAAAAAACCGACCTCTAAATGGGTCGGTTTAAATATTTAGTTTCATTACATTTTCCAAAGATATGTACAGATAATCAAAGTGATAAGGATCGCAACAAAGCGCCATGCTTTCATTTCAATACCTCAATCAACTTAGAAATTGCTGTCAATATTGGCGCTGCTTGCCAGATCAAAATTCCAATTAAGAATGCAAGGACCATAATGTAAGTCCATACTCTTAATGCTTTACTGTCTGAAAGTTTATTCATTACTTTATCAACCTGTACATTTAGGTTAAAATTCATCTATGTTCTGATCCTCAAGTCTGGTTTGTGGGTTGGAAACAAAAACCCCAAGAGCTGTGAACTCTCGGGGTTTTGTTTTGGAATTAAAAAACCCACTCATTCGAGTGGGTTACTTTGATAATAAACCGCCTTGTCGCTGTTGTTGACTTAAGTACTCATTGACATGCCGACCAATTGCTTCACCCAAACCTATAGGTTTATAAGCTACTGAATTAAGCGCTTGATATTGCTTCTCGCTCAAAACAAGAACCACACCTTCAATATCTACAAGCCAATCATCGAATTGGATAGGGAAAGTTTCCCCATCTCGTTCATAAGTCTTATTTGCCTCTCTTCCACGTTGACCAACATAGGTTACTGTGCCGCCCAGTAAACGTGTTACTTCATCATGATTACCGGTGTATTGGCCTGTTTTCTTAAATTGAATTGCTTTCATATTTCCTCCTTATAAAACAAAACCCCGCCAAGAGCGGGGTTTTTATTTCCTACTTGTTTAATTAGTTTGAACGCAATTTTGATATTTATGAGCTATTCCATCTAATGCTTCAATAACACCAGGTGCACGTGCTCCAGCCCATGTCCCAACCTGCCTAAAACCATTGTTACTTGATGTACCTGTATTTTGTTGAGCTCTCAAAATATTGCTCATTACAAATTGAACTTTATTTTCTTTAAGAGCAATTTTTGCATCATATTTAACAAAATCTGTAATAAGGCCTACTTGCTGCCCCTTTGTTTTTACATTGCCATTTGCAATAAATGTTTTTTCAGTTTCATCTAGAAATTTAAAAACAGACTTCCCTTGATGAACTTGTGTATTATTATTTTCATAATATCTACCCGTATATGCCCCTATGAAACTACCAGCTTGGTCATGTAGAACAATGTCATCATTTTGGAAAGTTTCTGCAGCACATAGTTTCAATTTGGAGAATGATTTACTCGTTGAATTAAAAGAATAATCAATTTTATCAATGTATGTATCCCCCGCTGAGCTAGCACTTATAGTTGATACATTATTTGGCAATTGAATTGGTGCAACTGAACACCCTCCAAGAATTGAAACAAAACCCAATAAAATAATCTTTTTCATGAAATTACCCCTATCTCTAGAGGTAATTTAACAAGTGGTTAATTAACTATCAATCTTAAATATATTAAGAAGAACAATTTACGCAACCACCTACAATAGAGTAGATTTCTTCCGAACCGTTAAAGTTCTAGCTTCAAATAAAAAAAGAAACCTTTCAAAGCTTCTTTTTTAAACCTACCACCCTTGTCGTTTAGACATTCTAAATCTTTTTTCAATCTTAGCATCTACCATTTCCTCATTCTGTTTCTGATACTCTTTTAAGATAACTGTTAACTCCTTACCATCCCATCCAGATGTAGCTTCCACTTTTTCTGATGTTTTATTGATAATGGTAACAGTAGGTTGAGATTTCTCAGTTCTTCCGGTGTTAATAGCTTCGAATTGCCTATGCTCTCTAACTGTTGCAACTGCATCCGTTTGATTGTTTGATACATAGCCACCGTTAGCATAACCACTTGGTTTACTTTGACGCATGCTTTCAACAACGCTAACACCACCCCAGCGTTTGATATCTTCTTGCGACCATACGACTTCGCCTTTATGCACAATCCCTGCTGGAGTGTGTTTTAGGCCGTTACCTGTATAACCACCATCCGCAAATCCTTGCGGGGTTGCAGCTTGGATGAGAGATACAAATGTACCTGATTTAATTGTCGCGATCGCTGCTGCTGCCGCTTTTTGGTACCAAGTACCTGGCTCATTTGCGTAAGCATCTGAAGCAGCTTTCCACATGTTCATTCCAGCCTGCGCCAATGCGAATGCCCGCTGACTTTCATAAAGAATGCGGTATGCACTTGATGACTCACCAAGCATATTTTTAAACATGCCAGCCAATGCCCCTGTGACACTAGCTCCATAACCCAACTGGAGATTCATTGAATCATTTTGATAAGTAGATTCAATCAATTTCAAACGCTCAAAGTGTTCCTTCATGATTTGTTCACGTTGTGCATTTAGAGCTACCATATTTGCATTTGGATCTTTAGCTTGAATATCGAGTGCAGCTACTTGAGTATTTGCTAAATTTAAAGATTGAGCCCTCCGATCAGTACGTGATTGGTTTAGCTGGTATTGTTGACTATTACCCGTCATATCAGCTTTAGTCTGATCCCAATTTTTACTAGATTGAAAAGCCTTATCTAGAATCTCTAGACGTTCTTGCGCCTTAGATAAAGATAGACGTTCCCGTCGCTCTTCTATAGAAAGCTTGGTATTCTTAAGAATTTCCTCCCGTTCAATACGATACCTTTCCTTAATAGCATCAACTTCTGAATATAAGAACTGTCTGGCCTGAAATAAACGTTGCTCTCTTGCCAATTGAATTAAGCCTTGTTCATGCTGATATTGCTGATCAAGATACTTAATAGCCTCGTCACGCTGATCTTTACTTAACTCAATATCATGAGCCGCGTTAAACTTCTTGCGGTCAAAACTCTCCTTAAGTAATTGCTCTTCAGTCATGTTGAACTGTTTATAGTCATCTAGCTTAGTTTTAAGAGCTTGTTGAGCTATGGCAATATCATTGTCAGCACGCGCTTGCAATTCTGCCTTAATCTCAGCTTTGCGTTCAGGGGTAAAATTGGCTTTATCAACATCTTCCAACTTCTTGGCAAGATCATTTCTGATCTTAGTCACTTCATTGGCAACATCGTTTTCCAGTTGAAGGCGTAACTTGGCCTGTTCTTCTGCCATTTTTGTGGCGTCTTGAATAAGCTTGTCAAAATCTTTAGAGGTGATATCGCCAGCTGTATAGCCATTAATACCAGCCATATAGCCCTGATAATCCTTCCAGTATTGATTGTTATATTTACCAATACCTTTACCCTTTTGAACATTACCTTCACCAGCATGATAAGCACGTACAGCCTTCTCCAAATCTCCCTTAAAGAGCTTTAATAGATAAGCCATGTACTTACCAGCACCCTCGGCAGATTGTGCTAAATCAGTACGGTCCTTCACGCCATATTGCTTAGCTGTGCCTTCCAGAAATTGGAATCCACCAGTTGCCCCAGTTGATTTGTTATAGGCCTTAGCATTACCGCGTGACTCGATCATATGAAGCGCTGACAATGTGCCGGCTGGCAAATTGTACTTTGATTCAATACTTGCAAATCCATATTTAGCAGCATTTGCCTGAACTTTGGCATTAACTGAAAGTACTTTTTGCTGCTTCTCAAGTTCCTTGGTTTGCTGTCTCTTAGAATCAGCTATATCCTCTTCAAGTTTTTTGAGTTCTTGAACCTTATCAAAGTTTTTCTGGAATATTGCCCATTCATCTTTAGTTAAACTGCGAGTTTTAGGGATTTTATTGTTATCGTAAAAATCAGATAACGCTTTACCCATCTCCAGTCCATGGCTTTTAATGTTGATCAGTGAAAAATCAGTATCTAGATTTTTCTGAGCATATGTTTTTTGTAAATCTTGAAGCTTTTTATTTAGTTCAGATACATTTTGACCCGCCCCCTTAGCCCCTTGACTAACATCATTAAAACCTGCTTTTGCATTAGCACCAGAAGTACGAACCTGATTTAACTCAGAGTTTGTTTGCTTCACAGCTTTCGTGTTTTCATCTACTTTCTTCTTGCTATCAGCCAGCTGGTTAATTTGATCCGAACTGATGAATGAAAGTTGATTTAATCTATTGAAAGCTTGGTTTACATCAATAACGCCAGTTTTTAATTCTGCCCATATTCGATAAGCTTCAGCACTTTGCTTATTGTTGTCAGTGATAGACTGAGTAAGTAACAAGAACTCGTTCTGAGATTTAGATAGTTGAGCATTCTGTAAACTTAGTTGCTTTGTCAGTTCATCTTCCGCTGCTCGCTTTTGTGCACCTTCAAGCTTCATGAGTTCATCAGCTGCCATGCTTGCATAACGTGATTGCTTCTCAAGCATGTCATTGGCTTTATCGCCATTGTCACGCATTAAAAGATATCCGGCTGCTAAACTTGCTACTGTGATGCCAATACCAACAGGACCACTTAGTAAGCCTAAAAGTCGTGTACCAATCCCTACACTTGCCGCACCAGCTGCTGCCGATCTAGCCTGAGCCGTTGCCAGTGCACCTTCCGCTACTGCCAATTCTCTTGTAACTTGAGCCTCAATTTTCTTTAACTCAGCCATACGAGTTAATGTCGCTGTTCTGCCTTTTTCAGTAATTTGAGATTTAAGGCGCTGTACTTCTAAAGCTTTCTCAGCCGCAATAGCAGCTAAAGTTGCTTGAGTATTTGCAACAACTGTTTGAGTGCTAATTACTTGTTGAGATGCAGCTGCGCGCTCGGCTTGTATTGCGGCATATTGCGTTACGGTTTGAACCGCTAATTCCTTCGTTTTTGCAGCTACAGCAACACCAGAGGCATAGATTGCTGGAATATATGTTCCAAGCCAGTATGCGCCTCCAACCATCATTGCGGAGGTCAGTACATCTAAATTTCCAGCTAAAGTCTGAATTGTGCCCGCAAGGACTTGAGCTGTTCCAGATCCTTTCCCTGCTTCACCAACGAATTTTGTAATAGCATTACTTAGCATCCCTAAAGACTGACTAATAGTTTTGTCCGTTTTTCCATAAAGTTCCTCAACACTATCTCCAGCTTTTAGAAGTGCTTTAGTGATTACTTCTCCAGTTAACTTGCCATCAAGCATCATCTGGCGAAGTTCACCACGTGTTACACCCAACCCCTTAGCCATCGCATTTAAAAGCCCGCCTGCTCCATCCACAAGACTGTTAAATTCTTCCGCTCGAAGTACACCCCCATCTAAAGCTTGCCCGTATTGAAATAGTGCTGCTGAAGCAGATTCAGCATTTGATCCACTAATAGCAACAGCCTTTGAAGTAATTTCGGTAAGTCTTGCGGTCTGTTCTTGTGTAAGGTTTAGTGTTTTAGCATTTGACATGTACTTAGAATAAACATCATTTACAGCACTCCAAGCAGATGCAGATCTTTGAGCTATATCGAAAGTGTCAGCCATTGCCTGATTAAGTTCTTCTTGGCTATTAGTGACCAATTTCAGTTTATTGTTAATCCCCGTATAGAGATCCATTCTATTAATGGCTGCTCCAACGGTAACTACTCCTGCCATATAACCTGCAAGTTGGCGAGTTGCCACAGACAAACTATCCATTGACTTAGTTGCAAAGTCGCCTTTGCGCTCAATGCTATCCAACTCATTGCCTAGATTGCGCGCATTTCGTTCTGCATTTTTAGCATCAATTACAATGACCAAACGGGATTCTTGTGCCATCTTACTTTCCTCTAGGCAATAAAAAACCCGCTTTCGCGGGCTTTAATTAATTAGGTGTTATCTTAGGTTTTTTTCACAGTATGGAGATGCATTACTTAAGGATGGATCGGGAATATAAGTATACGTTGCTCCACCATAGTAATTAGCTCTTAACTCAAGCTTTGTACTAGTTTGCAATTTTATTGTTTGTTTCAAGCCAGATTGTAGAATAACTTCTGAGCCATTAATTTTTAGCTTCTCAAGTGAGTCATTGCCACCCCAGCTTGAACACATCAATCCAGTGCCATCCTTTTTAAATGCATATGTAACTGTGTACGGACCATTTACACCAGTCCAGAATCCATTTAACTCTGTTGATGTAGGTGTTGTTGCCATGTACTGATTATTTGTCATGTCAGAAGTTGCAGCGCAACCCGTAAGAGTAATAACCAAACTCATTAAAATAATTTTTTTCATATTCACAGCCTTGTTAAAATCAATATTAAGCAAACTTTAATCAATAATTTATTTTATTTATACATTTCTGAACAGCCAATATAATACTTGGCAGTAAATTCGTTAAGTTGTTCTTCTTTCACAGACGGGGTTGAGTAATTTGGTTGCGAATAAGCATCTTTAACAATCAATCTGATTATTTCTGCTCTTTGCTCATCTTTAATTATTGTGTTTACTGTTTCCAGACTAGAAAGAATAGGAACACCATTTTGTTTAGATGTCATAAAAGTTTGGGCTAGCTTAGCTAAATTTACACAATTTTCTTCATGCTGTTCTTTAGCTGATTTTTTATTAGGTGCAGAAAATACTGAGGTTGTAATAAATACAACTGAAATAAATAAAATAAAATTTTTCATGAAATACCCCTATGTTTAGGGGTAATTTAACAAACTGATCATTAAATGTCACATAAAGAAAAACCCGCACTTGGCGGGTCTTGTCTAATTAACTACTGATATTTGCTTTTAAGTTTCTGCCAATATCTAGAAGATCATTACTTCGTGAAAATTTATAAAATTTTTCGAAGATTTCTGATAACTCAATCATATCTACTGGATAAAAGCGCTCTTCCAACCATCGGGTAATTATCTTCCCATTCTGGAAACTTACATAATAACTTTGCGGTTTTTTAGTATCGCGATAGCTCATGTCATCTGCAATCTTCATAGCGGCTTCATATGCATATGGACATTTTAGAGCAGGATAGCGACTATTAAGGTTTTTTAGATATTCATCTAACTGAGCTACAACATCATGAGAATCATGCTTTTCAGGCTTAGCATTTAAATCCATGACTTCTAGATAGTGCTTAGCATCTTCAAAGTGAATAGCACGTAATTCACGGTAACTTGCTGAGTATTTAAAATGATTCTTTAAACGACTCCACATTTGAACAATTAAGTTCTTATTACCATTCGCTCGTGTATGAACAATGTTGTAGAGAACTCCTGCCTGCTCTGGTGAAATTGTTTGCTTACCATTTAATAGCCATTCCATAACAAGTGAATCGTAAGCACGAATTACCATTAAGTGGAATTTAGGGCTAATCCACATTGCATATGCATAAACTAGTTCCTTAACAACATATGTTCCTCTGTTGTCACCACCATTGATTACTTTTACAGCACTATGCAAATTTGCAGAGTGGTTCTCTGAAGAGGTCTGCAAATTTGCAGATGCCTCAATTTCTGCAATTAAATCTTTAGTTTGTTGGTTTCTTAAAAAGAAAGCTGGCTGGTGCTTTTGGTTGTGCCCACTTGCTTTATGAAGATCACCCAACATAAAACGACCTTCTTCATCTTGGCGAATCGTAAAGTCACCAATAACTAGAGGCTTATTGTTTGGGTTTAAAAAGTTTTGTGCTAAACTTGTCATAGGTTTAATTCCTTTGTGTGGGTTAAACAGAAGCAGATTGATCTTGGCGGATGTCTGCTTTTTTCTTGTCTATCATTTTCATGATTCAGCTTCTTTTGATGCTCTCTTAACTAACCACTCTTCAATTATCATAGTAAGTTGAGCTGTTAGAGTTCTACGATCCTTTTGAGTTTCCTCCTTAAATCGCTCCAATGTATGTTCAGGTAAACGAAAGTTTACTTGAGGGTCTGATCTTGCCATTTCTACCTCCAAGAAATGTTAGCACAAGCTAACAATTGCTAACATAGCAAATCATTTTACCTTGTGTCAATATACTTGCTAACAAATGCTATCAAATGTTAGGTAATAAAATGTCTGAAGATGTTCAGTTTAATCTTAGGATACCTGCTGAGCTAAAACAGCAAATTGTTGAGGCAGCAAAAAAGAATAGTAGATCAATTAATGCAGAAGCTCAGTTAAGGCTTGAGAAAACATTTGAGCTTGATAACTTGCCAGAACCAACAAGTCCAAAAAATATAAATGACCCCGAAAAATTGGAAAAATGGGCGCAATCAATTCTTAAAGAATTATTAAAACTTAATGATCTTTCTGACCGTATTATAGAATTGGAAGAACAAATAGAATATTTTGAGAGATATCAAAATGAACAAGACAAAAGAATCGATGGATTAGAAGGTCATTATTAAAAAAAGCACCTCACGGTGCTTTTTTTGTCGCCTTTTTATGCGCCTCATCCAAGAACATATCGTCGAGTGTGAAGATACAGTCGTTAAAGATGTATCGTTCAACTGGCAAGTCATATTGCTCAACATAAGCATTAATTGATGAGATATCTAACGCCAGAGGAACACCTTGTTCATAGCGTCTAGATCTTGCAATTGTGTTATATGCAGTCAGAATGGCATTAGCAACATAAGAATAGTCAGGTTTAGTTAAAACCTTAGTGTTGTTGAGATTTAAAGCTTTTGCGACTGCGCTTTGCTTTTTGCTGTAGTCGCTCGCTTCTTCTTCTGAGCTGAACTTTGCCCACTCGTAGAGGCTGACGACTTTCCCACAACATCATCTCGATATTGATTTGCTTCAGCTTGGATCTTTTCAGATTCAGTGCGGATAAAAGACCAAATAGAAACACCTAAATCGCCCATATTGAGCAACTTAAATGCATTTTCGCCATTGAAAGTAGGCTCTGTTTTTACCAGCTCACCTTCAGGACCTTCTTCAACAAAAACCACGCCTTTCCAGTCTTCAATTAAATGCGAAGCCACTGCTTCTAAAACTAATTCATGAAAGAGTTTATCTTCTGCTGTTGCCTTTGCTACGTCAAAGCCTTTTGATGAGATCTGATTATTTGCTCGTTCAAGTGCCACCTGATAAGGCTTATATCCAATACCACGGATCTTAAACTCAGCAAGTACATTGCCTTCAGTATCTTTGTATTCGCGCCACAAACTGACGTCTTTATTTCTTTGAATATTGACTTCGAGAGCCATGTGATATCTCCAAAAAATAAGGCAGCAATTAAGCTGCCAAATCAGTATTAAGGCGTTGCTGGTGTACGGGTAATTGTTGGTGCTACTTCTACGACTTTATATTCGAATGAAGCATTTAAAAGATCTGAATTACCACCACTAGGTAATGGAGCTGTAATTTCAGCTTTAGGAATAAAAATTTCATATTTATTCCCATCTGTATCAGTGATTGGAACTTTTAATGAAATCGTTTTGTTAGTGAATTGCTTTTCATACATATCGGATGTATTGCGTGACCAAGCTGCGGTAAATGAGCCAGTACCTGCAGCAAGCATTTCAAGGATTGCACGTGCATCAATCCCTCCACCTAAACAACGTTGTAGCTGCATGGTGTTATCCCAATTAAATGTAAAAGCGGTCAAGCATGAAATCCCTGCTTGAGAAACTCCATCAATCAAAATGTCACCTACAGAGACATTCGACATTTTGGGATTGTTATCTGCAGCTGTAATTGTTCCAGCTGGTGCTGAAGAAAAGTTTGTTCGACCGAGAGCCATTAGGCCAAAAGTCATTGTAATTAAGCCAGCTTCAGGAATATCAATTCCAAAAGTGTTTACATGACATCCACGGAAAACATGGTAGTCATTAACATCTTCAAAGCCACGTAAAACAGAAAAAGTTTGACGAAGTGTGCCGCCAAAAGTTAAGACATTTGAGGACCAACTATTAAAAGCTGCAGCAGCCATTAAGTCTTGTACAAGTTGGCTATATTTTGCCTCACACTTTAATTCACCAGCATATTCTGCGCCTGTAATCATTGAAGAGCGAGCAATGCGCCCGCTAGTGATAGACTTTGACTCTTCTTTAGAAACTGTGGCATCTAAACCATTATCTGTAAATTCAAAAGTTGTTCGAGCAAACGGTGTCGGTGTTACACCTACCGTTGTTTCTCTTGCGATTTGTGTTAGCTGACGTGCACCACTCGACATGGCTTTTACTCCTTATAAGCATAAAAAAACCACCTCGAAAGGTGGTTACTAAATTTGAAAAATAAAAAAACCGCTCTTAAGCGGTAATCTCTTTAAAAATTGAGATCAATCATCTAGATCGACACTTACTCCAGTTACTACATTATGCTTTGCGCTGCCAAGGCAACTAACATCGGCCAAACGTATATTCACATCAGAAACACATAGTTTATTGGCCAATTGCCATTTATTAAGCTCTTCAGCCATTACAGCTTCCAAATGTCGTTCTAGTTCTAGCCGTTTAATTTCAATTTCTTCTTGCGTAAGCATGCAGGACATATCAATTCACCCTAAATCCAATCGTCACATTATACTGAATGAAGTCAGCATCTTTTCCTGTATAAACGGATTGCCCCTGTATACATTCTAAATGTTCGATTCCGAAATATTCAAAATGATCAAGTAATGCATCACTTAGATCTGTGATTTCTTTATCACCTGTATCTGGCCGAGCAAAGCATTGGATTAAAATATTACCTGTGCGACGTGTAGTTGGCTTATCAGAAAGTCCAGCAATAAAGCTTGGTCCTCCTGAGATAGCTAAACGGCACCATAAGCCTTTTGTAGGCACTATGAAGCCTGGAGCATTTGGATATTGGATTCTATCTTGAGAAATACCTGTGAAGCTCATCATACGGTCGACTATTGCTTGCCGCGCCTGCTCTAAAGTCATTGCCATTTAGCCACCATACTTTTGAGTAATGTAAGTAAACGTTGTGCTGTAGATACCCAACGGCGCTTGATCGGACCAACCATCCTCTAAGCGCTCTGCATAAGGCTTATTGTTTTGAATATAGATCAAACTACCAAGTTTAAATTTCACAGCTTGAATCGCAGCATCTTGCACAGCGTTTGTAGTGGGCTCTCGCACACCGTAATCACCAGATCCAACAGAAATAATATGCGATGCTCGATAAGCTCCAGTATCAACTGGACTTGAAACAACAAGTGATTGAACTGTATCCATTGTGATTTTCTTTACAAGCTCATCTGCCTGTTTCTCAACTTCAAAACTAAAGCTAGTCGGCTTTACTCCCGTCCACCCCATAGATCATCTCCACTTTAACTTTGCCACGCAATATTCTTGTGCAAAGCCCATCTTTGCGCTTATTAATCTTGTATGGATACTTGAAACAACAAACCAAACCCTGTTCCTCATTCGCCCAAAGAACATGTTTAATTTCATTGTTATTCACATATATTCTGCGATTACCTTTACCATCATTCACGCTATGAAACATTTCACTTCTCGCTTTCTTCATACATTTCAAAAAGGTCTTGAGCGATCGATTGAATTGAATATGCCTCAAATTCTGGACTAGGCTCTTTTTCTCCCATCAACTTCTTAACCTTCTGCCAAACATGAACTGCTTCATGTAAAAGTAGTCCATAAACTTGAATTTGATCTTTATCTGATGTATCTCCAATCTGGACAATTGCATAAGCACCATCAGAAAAAGTACTAACTTGTACATCCGCTCCCATATCCAAAAATTGATCAGCTTTATCCATATCTTCGAATAATAAATCCATGTGTAGTTGATTTCGAGCAAGCGTGTACTGCACATGTTGAAACGGAGAGATGTACCACTCAGGAACATAATCGGTATTAACCATTTAAGCTCCTACACTTTTCGAAGCTGACATTTCCAGCTTGCACTGATTGGATCTTGTTTAATATGCATGATGCGGTACGTACCTTGCGCCGTACTCCATTCATCATCAATCATTGGCTCTTTGGTAACTTCATTCTGCAGCACAATAGCTTTTTTATCTGTGGCCAATACTCCAAGTGTTAAAATCTCATATTGGTTATAAGAAGCAAATAAAACACCACGGCCTTCGTAATGCTCAATTACATTTTCAGAAGAATTCGTTTTAGGATTCCACTTTGTGCTAACAACCCGGTCACATGTAAAAGAATGAACGGCGTCCGCTAAATCATCATTAAATGCTTCGGTAATATCTGCCTGAATTTCGTCACGTAAGCCCATATCATGCCCTGTAAAGTGGTATGCCAAAGCCATTAAAACTTGCATTTGGATCTTTCAAATCAAGTGAATCAATAAAATCAATTGCAATCTGTTCAAAGCTAGAAATTGCTTCAGATCCATCTTGGTATTCTTTTTCTGACTCAACAGAATCAGCTTTAACTTTCTTACGCTTCAACTGCTGGTCTTTGCCGTTATAAATTACTTTGGCCAGAATTCCTTTGATGATTTCACAAGCCGCGTCCTTAAGAAGTGGATCAATAGGATCTGGTACAAAACCTATTCTGTTTTTCATCCAAACATTAGCCAGCTTTACCAGACGAGCTTTATCACTGTCTGGTGCAAAATCGCTGCCCAAAATTGAATTTGCGTCATCTACAGTAATAAAGCTCATTGCATTATTCCTTCGGGATTAATTTAAGGAGTTCTGCTTTTGTTGCAGACGGCTTGTAACCAATGTTTTTACTAGCTAAATACTCTTTTAATTGATCATTTGACCAGTTTTCAAAATCATTAACTGCCGTTTCTGTTGTTGAATTTTCTGCCGCTTTTCCAGATTCCAATTCAGCAATACGCGCTTGCATTGCAGGAATATCATTTTTAAAAGCTTCAAACTCTGCTTGAATGCTTACTACCTTTCCTTCAGCCGCTTTAGCAGCATTGTCTGCTTGGAGTACAGCATCTTTTAAACGTGAGTTTTCAGAAATTAACTCCGAACTATCACCACTAGCTTGTTCCAAGATTTCGATTTTCTGTTTAAGTTGCCCGTTTTCCTCAACAACCTTTTCACACTCAGCTTTTGTATTATCAATGACCTCTTGCAGCTCAGGGGTAATTCCCACCGCGACATTTACTGTGGCCAAGGTCGTTTTTGCAGGCTCTTCCAACTTGCGAACTTCAACTGGAATATCCAGAGCTTCGTAATCATTTTGGATTTTCGGGTAATCACCGTAAATAATTACTTCTTCGGCACTTCGATTCGGATTTTCGTAATAATCAGGATTGGCAATAGTTCCAACCTCTAACGCAGCTGCAGCAGCAATACGTGTATAAATTAGCTTCATGATGCATTTCTCTTTAATGTAAAAAGAGGGCTTAATAGCCCTCTTATAGTGAGATGTTTATGAGTTAACCAGTTGTTGTGCCAGACAAGTCAAGCAATGTGCCTGCTGTCATTTTGTTGCTAGTAGCATGTTTTTTCCAGTTGGCACTTGAACCAAGTAAAGTAAGGTTAGGGTTTTCGCCTTTTGATGTATCCCAGCTATAACCAAGAATATCTAAGTTGAACGCGCCTTCAGCACGCATACCAATACCTAAGTTTTCTTCATCATTGATGTCATACGCCCGGAAGCCTGGTACTTGTGATTCTGTAACAGTAACAGCTCCCATTTGTAAACCAAATGCATCATCATCACCTACGGCATCTGTAACCAAGACTGGCTTACCTAAGGTACCCGGTAAACCGCCATAGATAACAATTTCAGATTCGCCATAAATCTGCTTAGTGATTGCATCATCAACAATATCGAAGTAGGTATCTGAGTTCATTACCCATAAACTAATACGTCCAAACTTATCGCCAAACTTACGCATACCACGTGTTAATGCTTTACGCCCATCTACAGCAATACTGCCTTTAGCAACCATATTCGGGTTACTAGAAATAGCAGCTTTTAAAGAAGCTAAACTGTACTGTAAACGACCAGCAACCAATGCATCTGCTAAATCATAACCAAGAATCATGGCAAACTCTTCAGGTGTACGTGCACGGCGTTTGAATGCCTCTTCAGTAGAAGCATAAGGACCATATTTATACGGGACTTTTACGCCTACAGATTCACCAGAACCAATTTTCTCTGGAACTACTTTGGCGATTGAATTCACATCACGATGTTTGATGCTACCGCCCACTTTGTAGAATGCTTCTTTGTTGAAATCACCTTCAATGATCTCATTACGATAAACAATTGCACCATTAGAGGCTTGGTTAAATACATTCAAATTGTCTTGCAAACGCTCTAAATAAGCAGTTTGTGCCAATTGGTTGTAGATGATCATGTCTGAGTTAACTGTTGTAGTCATAACGACTTATCTCCAAATTTTTAATGATTAGTTCGGCAGTTTTAGGAAGGCATCATTGCCATGTTCTTTGATGTAATCTGCTTTCTGAGAAACAGACATTTCACTGCGTTTCATTCCAGTAGGTGCTCCACCTTTGCCCCCACCTTGAAAACCGCCACCAGTTCCTTTACCACCTTTAAGAATTAAGTCTTTATGCTGGTATCCACCAACCAATGACTCTAAAGCTTCATCAACATTTGCAAGTTCACCCGGGCGGACACGCGAATAAATCTTTTCGCCGTTCGGATCATATGCAACCACCTTGCCTTCTTCGATTTTGAAGTGATGACCAAAGGTTGCCTGAACCATGTCCACAGGTACTGCAATGTTGTCTTGAATGTACTTAGAACGAGCAAAACCACCGCCGATAAGTTCTTTATGTAAAGAGGCTTCTAGAGCATCACGTTGCGCAACAATCGGGGCATATTTTTCCTCAACTGCTTTGATAGCTTCAGCTTTAACTTTCTCAACTTCACCGGCATCCACCAGCTTTTTATCATCGAGATTTTGGATTGTTTGTAATGCCTTTTTAGCTGCCGCTGGGTCTTCAATTCCTTCAAAAGCTTTTAATGCTTTTTCGGCTGCTTCTTTGGCTTCACGATGTGTTTTAGCTTCATTGTTTAAGCGTGCAATTGTTGCTACCGAGTGTGGTGCATCATGTGGCATTTCTTTGCCGTCATCATGAATATAGATCGGCTTATCACCGTCTACTTCCGCATAAACTTTACCGTCGATTGTTACTGTTTTAAGTTTCATTGGTCATCCAACCTATATATACAAAATGGGCATCCGCCCGGATTCGCCGTTAGCATCCGCTTTCGGCAGGCAATAAAAAAGCGCCCTTTAGGACGCTTCATTTCTATAAATGATTATTTACTTAAAGCTTGGCGTACAAATGCATCTTTTGCTTCAAGTAGCTTTCTTAATCCTGTGGATTTTTCAGGCCCGTCAGGAAGTTGCTCATCCATTTGCCGAGCTAAATCACCAATTGGCTTACTAACTTGCTGCAAATGTTCAGGTAAATGTTCATATTGGAAATATTGGATAATAGGGCTTGGCATTTTCTTCTCACAAAAAAAGCACCCGAAGGTGCTAAGGTTAAAAATTAAGTTCTAATTGATGAGTGCAATTGCTTTTAATCTTTCAAAAGTAAAACCATAAATTGCCATGGCTCTTGAAATCTTAATTTGAAGAAATGGCACCAGAATTAATTTTGTGCTCAGAATATATTGAGCATCTGACATAGTGATTTGCTTTTCAGACATTTGTAATACCTTTCGCTACATTTCCTTTGTTTGATTTGGCCTTGGTGCATCACTCACTAAGCGAACACCATGAGCACCATATGCTTCAAAAGTTACAGTAATTGTTGCGGGTCCATTTAAGGCATCAGAATTCATCTGTACTGCTCTTTGTCCAGCTAGAGGTTGTCCAGTTTCTTCATCACAAATAACCAGATAACCTTTCAAAGTAGGGTGACGCTTTAGCACTAAATGTCTTGACTCACTCATAAGCCCAACTCCTTAAAGGTTTGCTCATCCAACTTACGAAGTTGGTCTAATGTGTACAATCGTCCTTCAGGATCGAAGAACTTTTCAAAATCAAACTTTCCTTCTTTATAAAGCTTGTAGCGCTTTGGTCCTAACCATTCTCTTTGAAAGAAATCGTCTGTCTTCTTAAAGAACTCTTTGAATGTGGTGTTTGCATCTAACTGTCCTATTAACTGGCTTCGCTCTTCTTTGGGGATGTCTTTAACTCTACGTTCGTCCATTACAAATGGCCGTTCGCCAACAAGTTGACCGTCCTTCTCGACCGGAACCAAGATACTGCGACAGTTAGGATGTAACGGCGGCACTCGCTTTGCCGGATCATTTATTTCCCACACTGAACCATCTAATGAAGCGCAAAGCTTAGAAGTTCGTCCATCTAAAACGCTAACAAATCGGACATATTCAAAGCCAATTTGGTTGAAGCTATTTAGATAGGCTTGATTAGCTACATGACTTCGCACAGTTCTTACCGTTCGCTCAATATCAGTTTTGGTACCATTTAAGATCCCATCTTCATAGTTAAGCCGTTTGGTACCACGAATACGCTGAACAATTTCTTGGTTAGTTTTGCCTGAATTAATACCATCTCGAATTGCATACTCAACCTTTTGACGGGCATTTTCAGCAATTCTTGAAAGCAGATCATCGACAAGAGCGCCACCTGCCAACGGAACTTTTTTAGCGGATAAGAATAGTTTTTCCCCATCAGGCTTATTAATCTTTGCTCCATAGAGCTTAGCTACGTAATTGGCCTCATAAACAGCCAGTGCCGTAGCTGAAACGGCAAAAGCTTCAGGTAATGCTAAATTAACACTGGCAAACCATTGGGAAATCAAATCTCTAATTTCCCTTAAGTTTGAAGTTGTATATTTACCACCAGCTAAAGCAACTTTCTCCGACTCATTAAGCTCATCCAATAAATCCCGTAGCTTAGAAAGCATCTTGCTCGTATCATCATTGAATAAAGCCAATAGCTCATTTACCGTTTTTGATGAAGCGCGATAAAGATAGGCCTGGTGCTGAGTGAGTGCTTCAAATAGTTTTTTGATATCTGTTGCCATCTCACTCTACCTTTTGATTTAAAGTCCCATCTTGCTCTGCTTCAACATTCTGTAGCTCTTCTTCATATTTTTGTTTAGGGAACATACCTGTTTGGTTGTATTCCCACCATGATTTAAATGAAGATCGGCCTTGTAGAGCTGCTTCAAATAACTGTCGAGCTAACTCAGCTAAATAACCCTGTTTGTTAAATTCTTGACTGATTTCGAACATCAAATCATCTTTAGTTAGAACATCCACATTAGGCGTTACAAACTTAGCAGCCCATCGTAATGCTGCTGACAAGGCTTCATTCATATTAACGACACAGAGCGAAAGAACTGAATGCTGAACGGCGTCATCACTATTCGCTTCGGTAGCGGTCTTTTTACTTCCCGAGCCCTTCTCAATTAAACGCGCCCCCATCTCCTTCATTTTTTCCCACTTATCTTTCATCGCTTCCCGGGCAAGAGTATTAGGGTCGGCTTGTACAATTCCTAAACCACCATTTTCAGGTAAAGGCAAAAGTACTTTCGCTCCAATGTAGATGCCACGTTTCTTGGCTTGGTCATACCACTCCCAATTAACACCCTTCGCATAATATTGAGGTTGCCCCATATAAAAAACGGACTCTTGAAAGTCCGCACTGTCTCTGTAATGGGCTAAATTGAGATTAGCCAAAGGAAGTAATGGTGGCTTTTTAATCTCTTCTGAATTATCAATTGCACCTACAAATGTAAAAGGTATATAGGTCCAGAAATTCCCGTTGTAATCTGTTGGAAACTTCTTCTCTCCGCCAACCCAGTTACCCTTTTCACCCTTTGTGTACACCTGAACGGAATAAATATATTCCCCATTTCCCTCTTGCTCTAAACGAAGTACACGATATTGCTCTTGTTCGGTTTTACTAAATCCATCAGCACCGCGCTCAGACTTAAATTCACGTATAACCACTAAGCAAAGCTTTTTCTGGTTATCGATCATTACTGAATCCCAATTCACTACATCAAGGGCATTTAGTAAATGAATCATCGGATAGGCTTTTTGTGCTTTAAATTCCGCTAGATTACGAGCTGGTGGCACATCAGGATAATCAACATATAAAGCGCAACGATAATGCTTCAATAAATGGCGAATTCCATTTTGAGCCAATTGATAAGCACTAATGCCTGCTCCATTCGCATTACGCTCTAAATGAGCAAGCTCGGGAGGAAATTTAAAACTTGGATCTGTTGCAAAAGCTGCTCCAACTAAACTATTTGATGTCGTCCCTGTTACTTCATAAAAGACTGCACGGGTAAGATAAGCCTCATAAGCACTTTTATTTGCAGGTGACTTATCATGTGCATTTGGCATCGGCAAATATTTTTCACCTTTAGCCTTAACTGCATCCTCACCTTCACAAACATCATCAAGTTTTTGCCAGTATGGCAAGTTTTTAACATATTCAGGATGTTGAAAAGTTACATCACTCATCGTGCAAATCCCATATCAGCGAAGAAGGTTTCAAATCCTTCATGTAATTCATTAAACGCATCTGAAGCTGCATCCACTTGGTCGTCATGTGTACCGTTAGGAAAATGACGAAGCTCATCAATAAAGTCCTTATTCCATTCACCTTTGAGCATACGTACATTTCCCACGTTAACTTGGGCCGCAAATGGTTGTGCCCGTGTAAGCTTGTCACCTGAAATTGGCTTAGCTATCACGCTATAACCCGCAAGAAGCTTCACAAATGAACTAGCTTGCGATTTACCAGCTTGACCAGGATCTTGTGGTAGACGCACAGAAACTTTTTTCCCATCTATTTTTGCTGTTTGTTCTAAGCGCTTATTCACATTGTCAGGTCCAAGCTGTCCTTTAGTTACATCGACAATGTAAGTAAAACCATCTGCGCCTAGAGCTTCTCGCACACCTACTGTAAAGTCGCCCTCATTTTCGGTAGCCCCAAAATCCCAAGCCCTAACTTGTTTCAATACATCCGCAGGCAAAGCATCAACAATTTGAATATTGTCGGGCTTAAAAAAACCGCCTGCTGGCGGTGATGGCATTTGTCGGTACTGCCCGGCAAATACATATGGTGCGGCTTGCTCCATTAGCCTCAATTTTTGGATATTGTGTTTTGCTGGCCACAGTGCGGATCCATCTTCCTGAATAGCTGAAAGACATAGATGCTCCCACACTTCACCGTTACCACCAGCTACAGGAATGCCGTCTTTTCTATCACCTAGCAACCATCCAGCTAAATCATCTTCATGAAGTCGCTGCATAATCACAATGATCGGCGTATCTGGCGAGTTAGTACGCGATTCGAGTGTGTTCTGAAACCAATCAATTACCCCTTCTCGAATAGTTTTTGATGAAGCTTCATGTGCTTTGTGCGGGTCATCAATAATAATGCAGCCGCCAAAGCCTTTACGAAGTTTTCCTGCACCAAAACCGGTAATCGTGCCGCCTGTACCAGTCGCATAGCAGACACCACCTTGGGAAGTTCTCCAGAAGTCTTTAGCCTTACTATCATCACGCAATGTAAGCTCGGGAAAGACTTTTCTATACGCCTCTTCTTGCACAAGGGTTCGTATTTGGAAGGCATTATTTGCGGCAAGCATTGCCGAGTAACTGATATGAATAAACTCACAGTCTGGATTCTTACCAAAACACCAAGCCATGAAGTTAATTACAGCAATTTCAGTTTTAGAATATCGTGGTGGAACGTTAATAATTAACCGCTTTATCTCTCCGCGATAAACTTTCATTAAAGCTTCGCAGATTTCTAAGTGGTGCCAATTTTGCATCCATTTATAACCACGGCGCTCCTTAAACATGTACCTTGTGAAGAAATATAAATCTTCTTGCGCCTCGATTCGGATGGCTTTATCCCGAGCCGCATCAGTACTCATCTAAGACTTCCCTCCGCGCTTTTAAGTAATCTTCCATTGGAACTGGAATTTCAGAATTAACTGTTTGGACTGGTCCGCCGTCTTTGCCTGTAATTTCTTGGCGATTAGTAAATTGACCACCAATATCTTTAGCGGCTTGTTCAAGAATTTTTAAGGCTGTTTTGACGTTTCTAGTCTTCTCAAGCTGTCTTTGGTATTGCTTCAATCGGTAGTACTTATTGGCAATTGGAATATCAATTAAGCCTTTATCAAACTCATCTCTGGTTTTTTCAAATAGTTCGACATACTTTTTGCTTAAGTTCTTACCAGCAACTTTTGTAGGGTCATAAGTTGCAACTTGAACACGATCTATATCAACGCCAAACTCTTGTTTTACGAGTTCCGCCACTTCTTGAGGTGTATCACGACAAGCAAGAGACTGAACTATAAAGATTTTCACAGGCTCTTTTAGTGTCGCCATAACTTCCTCATCGTATAACTACGTATAACAAAATGGGCAAAAAAATAGCCATTTGGCTCAATTGATTACACAGTTTCCGCAGCATTTTGAAATATCAAGATTCGAAACAAACGGCGGATTTTTTGCGACTTCAATAAGTCGCTTAACATTTTTGCTTGGTCCATAACGTTTAACTACGCCAATAAACTCTTCAACGTCATGACCTGCAAGATAGTGCTTAGGAAGACCAGAACTATCGCTATAAACAATTTCTCCGTCCTCGTCTCTCATCACTCCAATGTGGTAAAGCTCATGTTCAAGTAAGTAACAAAACTCTGTATCGTTTGCACGCTCACAGAAAGAAGCGTCGACAGTTATTAAGTATGTTGGCACAAAGCCGAACCAGTCACGCATCTGTTGCTCTTGTCTAGCTTTACGCCAGCCACCAACATTGAACATGACTTTTTCGCACTGGCCTAACACCATAGCTTGCTTGCTTTTATATGCAGAAGAGGCCCAAGCAAATGCTAAAAACTCGTCATTGTCATCAAGTAACTCAGCAATATGATCATGATCGGGGTTATAAAGAGGTCCACCAATAGTTAAGTAATTAGCAACAACCCATTTTTTTAAATCTGATGCAGGTATTAAACGAATTGCTTCCTCTTCTTCTGCCTGATCCATAAAATCAGTTGGAGGAAATGGTCTGATCTGATCCATTAAATATTTGCCTCTTTAAATTTTTAAGCCATTGGCTAGCGAAATGAGCTTGGATCTGTAATGGACCAGATTCATTAATCTTAAATCTTGGTGCTGCCTCTATGCGAATTACTGTGTAACCCATCTCTTCAGCCACATCGTAACGATCAAGACTCCAAGCTTTGTTTTTTAGCTTACCCTTTCGACCACCCGACCAAGGGCCACCAGCAATTTCAACTAATATGTGATGTTCAATTAAATGAAAATCAAAACGCCAATGCTTTGTAGATTTAAACTGAAATTTCTTTTCGTACTTAATTTCCAGATTATCCAAAGCTTGAGTAAATTCTTCTTCAGCCTCTAAGTACTTTTGAGTAGCTTTAGGTAGTGGTCTAGATTTGGACTTAGTTTTAGGTTCTTTTTTTCTTGTAAGCCAAAAATAATCTTTGTCATCCATAATATATCCATAAAAAAACCACCCTAAGGCGGCTTTTGTAGCTAATTTTCAAACCATTTACTAGCATTAAGAAGATTTTGGTATAAATTGATGTTATTTATAATTTCTTTATACTTTTCAATATTTGATGTTTTCCCGTTAATTTTAGCGCTATTAACAAATTCGTCTGTGATTACCTTTGTCATTTCTTCTGGGTCATCAACGCTAACTAAAGGATTTGCTTCTAAATTGGCCCCATATCTTTGAACTAACTCTAAATGTTTACCTGTATGTAATTTCAGTAATGGTAGTATCTTATTCCTTAGTTCTTCATTTTCTACTAACTCAGCATCCTTAATATCTTTGGCAACTTCGAACAATTTAGCTCTACATGTAAAAACTGAATCACCACCAAAGAGGTTGTCTGCAGCAAATGCTGACTCAATTCTTAATTTGAAGTGCTCTACTTGCAATTGCTCTAACAGTTGCTCTGACTTCTCATTTATCTGTTGAAGTTTTACACTATTCCCAATCAAAGTAATTTCAGATATTTTTTCAAAAAAAATAGCTATAAATGAACCAACCAAAAAAACTGTAGTTAGTACAGTTAAATCCCTAGAATCAATTAGCTCATTAACCCTTAAACATATAATGCCCGCAATAAAAATTAAGAATAGAACAAACACTATCACAAGACGTTTTGGCTTAATCTGATTCATTATAATCCATTCTTGGTTTAATTACTTAATCAAATCATAACACCATTTCAAATCATCAGGCGTTTCCAAATAACACCCTTGTTTGTTGCAGAATGCATGAATGTCGTTTAGGTATTCAGTGAATTGAGCTGTACTTGCGTCTGTCGTGCTCATTAACTCACAAAGTCCATCAGCTACTTGTTGATAGGCTGGATGCTTAGAATCCTTCAATTCTCTAACAGCCTTGAATGTTTTCTTGTATTGACCAACGTCATCACGATCATAGATTTTTGATAGGAAGTTCTTCTTAAAGAACAGATGCTCGTAGTCTTTGTCTGTTCCCTGCTTCTTGGCCCATTGATTAAGCCACATCCAGTACAACCGGTTTTGAGCTTTTGAACGATCTTTCTCTTGTGGTGCAATCAATACGACTAAAGGCTTCCCTTCGTTCGCTGCCTTTGCATGATTATTATTCAGATAGCCAATTACATAGTTGATGTCAGAATGGTTTTTGATGACGAATCGTGGTTCCATTTTGACCTCGCAATAAAAAACCACCCGAGGGTGGCTTGATTAATCTATTCAACTTTCATGATGTAATAAGCGCAATGACTGAAAGTAGAGTCATGATCATGTCTTAAAGCTTTAGCCTCTTTCTCTACTTCTGCTCTTGTCATGTCAGAAAATTCAAAGTGCTTAAAACCATGAGTTTCAATAAACCAGTTATGGAGAATCACAACATAGTTGCCTTTAGATACTGTTTCTTCTTTCTTTTCATTTCTAAAAAACATCATCTTCTCCACCTTTAAGATTAAGCATCCGCTCTGTTTTTTCTAACATTGCATCAAACCAGATAACTGCTTGATCTCTTGTCATTGTTAGCAGTTGGTCATATTCAATATGGTGTTGTCTGCAAAGCGGGATTGTTTTTGAATCACATGCCTTTAATCCCATGCCCTTATTGTGAGCACCTTGATTGCTATGAGCTGCGTCTACTGGCGTTCTACCACACATAACGCATGGCAACCTTCTTATTGCAGCAAGTCGCTTTGCATCACGCATGAAGGTTACTTCTAATATTCTTCACTTGTTCTTTATGTCGCTTAATCTTCGCGTCAATATCAAGCATCTCTTTCGCAGTCATCAAACTACGTGAAAGGTTTTGAAGCTTTTCTATTTCATTGCACAAAGCATTTAAATTCTTCTTCGCTTCGATTGTATCCATAGACCACCTAAAATCCAGTAGGTTGAGCCACCGCACGCACTAAATACATCAACCCAGTTTGGAACTCGGTCTTAGCCATTGCAGCAAAACGCTCAGGAGTCGCAGCCTCTAGGCGATCCCATTCATCCACATTGTGTACCTGTTGCCCAGCATCACATTTACAGTTGTAACGCTGAGTCGAAACATGGCTTTGCACTTTTTCAATGATTGATTGGATTTGTGGTCCAAGTGCTTTGATCTCGTTCATCAAATCAACTTCTTCCTGAGTTAATTCACGATATGTATTAATTTTGCGATGTTGGTTGTCCACTTCTTATTCTCCAAAAAAGAAAACCCTGTCAAACGACAGGGCTACAAACACTTAATCTTTCCACACTTTCTGCATTCTTTCTGATTGAACATGTCGGATTCATATTCCCAAACATGTATGCAAAAGACCTGCTTAATTATTCGGAGCATGTGAACCTCCAAAGAATTGCCACAGCTTTATAACAGTACTGTGGCCTACCGCTACTCACCTACTTTATAAAACCACTGGATGGGCACAGTATTTTACGTTTCAGCTTTCAGATCTATTTTAATGGCGGGGCATCACTCCCAATCTGGTATGTATTTCCTGCATATCCCATCCATGCGCGATGAACTGCATGGGTTGTACACTCTTTCGTGGTGTCTAGACGTGTTTGCTTAAACAGTCTTTAGCTAATCAGCAAACTTTTGATTATGGGTTTTAATATTTTTAAATGCTCCAAAAAGCAAAAAGCCCTACGTTTAAGCATCGACTAGAAATCCAGTCCAGCACATCGGAATCCAATGTTCTAAGCTCGTAGGGCATAAAAGCAAAAAGCCCACCTTTCGATGAGCTTTGATGTGTTGGTCTTCGGAAATCCGTAATACGACCAGTATAGAAAAACATTACCTTAAATCCGTTTAGCTGTCAATTGTTTAGCTTTTTACGGTACTGCCCTACATAGAAATCGATTTCATCTTCCATGTCTTTCAAAATAATATCTACCATTGCGCCAAGATAAGCATAGTTCTTGCTGTATGTATCTGCTTTGATTTCATCAATTCCGCAGAACTTCAATTGGCCCTGTAAAGTTCGATCTTCTTTAATGACTGGACGCATCTTAAAAAATACCTGCATTCGAGCCACCTTCATGCAGAACAGCTTCAAATCAAAGTGATGTCGCTGGCGCTCTTTGCTTGCCGCTTCATATAAGATTTCACCGATATGCTCTACAAGTGTTTTGAATGCTTGTGTCGTATCTCTTGAATCACCCCACACCAGCATCTCGCAATATGCCTTAGTTGCTTCATCTTCAATTGAAGCAATAGCCCCGCAACGTTCTTCCCATGTAGGCGCCTTCTCTCCTGTCGATGCAGTAGACGTTTCATAGCTTGCTGTCTTAGCTCTCATTTGCTGACCAACCCATTCAAGATTTGATAATTTTTCCGTTACTACTGCATTCATACCGTCACCCTTACTTGCTGTATTTCTTAATGTGATTTCTAACTTTTTCTCTATTGGCTTCTCCGCTCGCTATCTGTCCATACATTTTTCTGGTTTGCCAAATGACATAAATAATGAGAATTGGAGAAAATAAAATTCTCAGGATGATTAGAAGCAGCTTTAAAGAAGCTTCTGCATAGTCCTTGAGGTCACACCAATGATCTTCAAACCATCCCTTTAGAAAGAATCCTTGCCATTGGAGTGTGAGCTTTAATGCATCTACATCTACCTTTGATTTCATACCGTCACCCTAATCGTCTAGTTCTGCTTTGTTTATAAGTATTGAGTACATTTCTTTTGAATAATTTGAGATTGGGAACTTCTTACCGATCAGTTCCGCAAACTCATCATCAATTTTTCGAACAAGATCCATATATTGAATCTGCTTTTCATCAGTCTCACCTGTAGGCCATTCAGGTGTCTTAGCTTGGTACTCCTCTGCCCATGCTTTGACTTGTTCAGCTTTATCTTCATATCGAGTGCGAAAGAAAGCATGAAAACCTTCTTCATATTGTTCATATGTCCCAACTTCGTAAAAGACCATCACGCCACCTTCTTCCCTTGCATTCCCCAGATCAACATGCCTGCGTCACGCTGCTCTTGATTCGTATGCCCTTGCCAACCTGTAATCTTGTTAAACTGCTCTGCATTGAGTTTTGATTTAGTAGGCTTCACCAGTAAGACTGCTAAGCCTAAAGCCTGTGCTATTTCTGCTAACAAGATGCCTGTTGCATGGTTCATCCCAACGCGTCTAGCAATCTGCTCGTTCACTTGTTTTGAGTGACCACCACCTACTCTGAAGTTTGCTTTCTTATTTTCCCAGCCTGCTTCGATCACAACCTTTTTGATGCTGTCCTGTTCATTTCTGAATAGCTCAACAGTTTCAGGAAAAGTTAGATTTTTGAGTTGAAGATCATTCCCTAGAATGGCAACTCCCGACTTTTCCAAGTCAGGATCGATGCCAATGATGATTTGAGCCTCTTTGAATGTGGTCATTGATCACCATACTCCTGATAAGCCCTTAACATTGCCTTGTAGCATTCACGACGCTTTTGATTGGTGCTCGAATGGACATCTGACCCTTTGACAGGATTCATCGCGACATGACCAGCGTTAAGCATTCTTTGAGTTGGTTCTTTTGGCACAATCACATAATTGCCACTATTAAGTTTTTGCAGAGCTTCCATATCCTTTTGCATCTGATCAGAAACTCGATCTTTCATCATCTGCTTAGCAAAGGCTTTTTCAAAATCACTCTGAGAAATACCCTTAATCATTTCGTTATCAAAATTCATGGTTGCTCCCCCTTGAGCGCTTGCTCTAACTCCTTCGCAACAATTGATAACGCATGTTGAAATGTCTTATCTTCTGTTGGTGGGTCTCTATAATCTTCAATTAATTGCTTGACCGCATCCACTCGCTTTTGCAGCTCATCCACTTTGGATTGTTGATGTTGCCAAGATTCCCATATCCAACGAATTGCACAATACTCGTAAGTGTTATGCTCTTGGTTAAATTTACGTTCAATTTCCATGAACATATTGTTTTCGTCTAACCACTTCTCAAATTCACTTCTCATCACTTCACCCTCTCATCAAACTTCTTGCAATTCGGACTAGTGTCACAGTCGCGGAGGGTTTCTAAATCAATACGATGCCCTGCTGCGATTTCTTCGGGTGTGGCAAATTCAATCTCTCCTTTAGTTGTATGAAGGCGCCAGTTTTCCCCATTCTTTATGAAATTACACTTGATAAGATCCTTATCAATACTGCTTATTTGGTAGATAGACTCGGTTATTTTGTCTGTGCGTTTAACCCAATCCCCGACTTTAAACTCACTCATGGCTGGCTCCTTTTTCTTGCTCATACCGCCTCCTTGTAACGTTTAGTAATGGCTTCCTGCTTAAGCTGGTCTAGCATTTTCAGCTTTCTTAATTTCTCGTATAGGTTCGCTGCTGCTCTTGTTTCTTCATTACGAGTACCGAGGTTGTACGCTCTACGCAGCTTCATCATTGAGTTGTAATCTGCAAATTCGATCATGCTTTCAGCTCCCCTTTAACATTCAGGATGTCTTTTGCGTATTGAGTTGCCTTGTAATGATTTTTCCCAACACGTTCGAAATATTTCCATTCAACAAATTTTTGAAGATTGCTGTAGATGGTTCCTCGATTGAAATCAAACACTGATTCCTTCACGTCTTTGACATTGAAAGGCGCAGTTGCATGACAACCGAACATGAGCAAGCTAAGTTGATCATCAAAGTTAAGTTTCTTGGTTTTACTTATTGATTTCATACAGCGCCTCCAACAATCAAAGCTGATTCAGGCAGGTTTGCTTTAACTGCTCGCTTCAAAGCTGCACGTTGGTTGCTTAATGCTTTAGCTTCCTTACAAAACTCACAACGACATTTGAACTTGTTATATCCGTAGACTGTCCCATGAGTGAATTTAGCCTCGTACTGTTCACCGCCAATTTCCTCAATCCAATCTAGGGTTTGCTTATCATCTGCTAATCTCATGAGAACGCTCCTACTGGACACATAAAGACAATTTCGATACCGCCATATGAAGGCTTGTTGAAAGTCTTAAGTTCTTTATTGATCACTGACTCAATGTGCTTTTTCGTTTCCGTCTTGAAGTTAAATGCACGCTTAAGAATCACCCTTGACCCATCTATCGCCTCTACGTTGAATTGCATCTTCTGGCGATCGATCGAAGTTACTTGCACTTGTACGCTCACGCTGCACCTCTCTCTTCCATAGACTGGTAGTACTCAGGGCTTAAATCAGCGAATGTTGCACGTGACAAGTCAGTAGCTAATCGAACTGTTCCAATTGAGCCATTACGAGCTTTACCAATGATGATTTCTGCTGTTCCTGCTTCTTTAGATTCCTTGTTGTAGACTTCATCGCGGTAAATAAACATGATGATGTCTGCGTCTTGCTCTAAGTCGCCCGATTCTTTTAGATCTGCGTTTACAGGGCGTTTGTTTGGGCGGTTCTCTAAGTTACGGTTAAGCTGAGCTAACGCGATCACAGGACAATCAAAGTCCCCTGCCATGCGTTTAAGCTCATTTGAGATTTCGCCAATGTCCTTGTCTGAACGACCAAAGTTGTTTTTGGTGAGTGGTGTTACTTTCTGGATGTAATCAACAAAGATTGCGCCAATCTTTCCGTATTTGGCTTGAACCTTCTTAGCTGATCTGCGGATAGTTGCCACAGTTGCGCGGTTGTTGTCGTCGATCATCAAAGGTGCTTTCTCAAGTACTAGAGAAGCGTTATTGACCTTCTGCGTATCGTCGCTATTTCGGTCGATATGACCTGTTAATACTTTGCGTAGCTCTACCCCACCAATGCCACTAATTAAACGCTGTGCAATCTGTCTGCCCTTCATTTCGATTGAGATAAACAGAACTGGTAAAGACTGGTTAATCATCATGTCTGCTGCAATGTTTTGAGCAAACGTTGTTTTACCCATTGAAGGACGCGCACCAATGATGACTAGATCGCCTTTACTGATTTCACCAAGTTTATTGTCTAAAGCTGTAAAGCCAGTCTTGATACCGCCCTCATAAGGCATTTGGTTATGAATTGCCATGTGGCGATCAAGGAACTCTTTTACAGCTTCTTTTGAAAACTCATGAGCATGTTTAAGCTTTTCCTCACCAGCACCAAAATCTAAGTTTTGAACTAATGACTGAGCCTTGCTTACAGCAGATTCAGCAGTATGCGTCACCAAGTCATTTGCAATTGAGTTGATCAGCTTACTAGTCTCTTGAAGCTTTCTGCGAGTAGAGAAATCTTTTAGCTTTTTGATGTGAGTAACCAACAAACTTGCATTGCTTACACGGCTCATCAAGTTAACAATGAACTGTTCATCAATCTGGTTAATCTCTAGAGGATTCGCCTTGATCAATTCAAATACAGTCACTTCATCAAACGCTTCACCCTTATTCAATTGGCTCTTGATGTGAGCGAAAATGATTTGATGTTGTGATGCATAGAAATCTTGAGCATCAATCTGTGAGATAAACTCATCAGCAGCTTGATCAATCGTCATGAGCGTAGACAGAATGCTTTGCTCAACAGGGATAGAAAATAATTCAATCATTGGTCCATCCCCTTAAATTTCTTAGCAACGCCTTTGAATTGTGTTGCTGGTTGTTCAGGGATAATTTGTTGAGTTTGCTCTTGGTATTCAGAAAGATTAACGTTTGCTAACCATGAAGCATCGAAACCTTTCCAGTCACGCTCAATGCAGATTCTTAATACAGTGTTGATATCAAGATTCGCTTTAGAGAGTTGGCTTTCAAAGCGGCTAAAACTAGTTTGGTTGTTAGATGCCTTTTTAGTCTTACGAACAGCTAACCAGTCATTAATTAACTGATCATTTGCACCAAGTTTTTTAAGTGCTTCAACAAATGAAAATTTAGCCTTTGAATCACTAATTACATTTGTTTTTGTATTAGTTGTTTTTGAGTTGTTATTGTGGGTCGAATCTTTAGATAGCACGCTATCTAAAATATCGACTCCCCCATCTATATTTTCGCCTGCGATATTTTCGCTATCTAAAATATCGACTGCAAAAATACTGTCAGTCAAAACGTATTTTGCTGGCTGATTTGCGAAGGATTTACGCTCAATAACGCCCATTTGAACTAATTTTTCACAGCCCTTTAAAACTGAATCCTTGTTGTAACCGGTACCCTTCACCAGTTGAGAAACACTGATGCTATCGTCAGATTTATTCCAGCCGCGTGTTTTACGCACAATGAATATGTAACAAGGCAATGCTGGACCTTTCATAAGAGCCATATAACCTTTGTCGATCAGGTCATTTGGCATCATGAATGCATTAGAAATAAAATTAGACATAGTCCAACTCCACAATTGAAGGTTGATAAATCTCACTCTTCCGTGGCTTAAGCTTCTTATTGTATTTCGGCTTAAATTTCTGAATATAAAAATACTCAACAGCCAGTACATGATCTGGACAGCAATCAATAACTGCATAGCTGTCAAAAAGCTTGTCAGAGTTAAGATGATTTTTTATTCGAAGATGAACATTCTCAGATGAGCCAACATAGACAACTTCAAAGTCATACAACAAAAAGTAAACTTGCGGATTGAACTCACACGCAGCTACTGCCATTTCATTAATTTGTGATTTGGTTAAGTGAATGTTGTTCATCAAACACCTCTCAATACAAATGCAGCTAAATCAGCTTTCGCTTTAGCCAATGCCATAGAGTTTTCGAGAGTTCGATTAAGCACATAAGCCTCAACCGCTTTTTGAAACAAACTAATCTTCCGATTTAGTTCAATGTCTGCTAATATTTGATAGTTCATACAGCTTCTCCTGTGTGAATAACCGCCCTAGTTATTTGCAGTAACTGGGGCTTTTTTGTGATTGATTGAAATACCGTTTAAAGTGCACAAACGAATAATTCCTGCACCAGTGCTGTATTTCGTTTCCTGAGTCTTTCCAGTTTTCAAGTAGTGGATTGCTGGTTGTGTCGCATCTACTGCATCGGCAATGCTCTCTTCCGTGTATCCACGCTCAATAAGTTGTTTAATTAGTTCGGACCAGTTAGGTTTATCCATGACCAAACCCCAAGTTTCATAAGATTTCTTATAATATATAACTTGACTTATAAAAGATCAATAAATTATTTTATGAAGAATGTTGCTAGATTATAAGGGTGTTTATATTTCGATGGGCTTATTCATGGTTGGCTTAACAGTAGGAGATCGCGTCCGTCAGTGCAGGAAGTTAAAGCGGTGGTCTCAAGAAAAATTGGCGAAGGAAGCGCAATTAACACAAGCTACTATTTCACATGTTGAGAACAACATTAGTGATCAGTCAAAATACTTGCCACAAATAGCTAAAGCTTTAAATGTATCGAGTGAATACCTTTTAAGCGGCCAAGAATACATAGATAAACAAAAAGGAACGTTCGATGACTTTGTAATCATTGGGGGCGACAAAGCTGGTGAAGTTCCTTCTAAGGAGGAATATGTATTGATCCCAAAGTTTGATGTGGCTGGGTCTTGTGGTTCTGGCTCTATCATTGACCATGTGGATGTTAAAGGCGGTTTGGTATTTAGCGAAGATTGGATACTATCTCAAGGACTTAAGAAAGATAAATTAGTAGTTATTCATGCAATTGGGGACAGTATGTACCCTACTATTGAAGATGGTCAGGTTTTACTGGTGGATACATCAGACATCACACCTAGAAACTCAAAAATTTACTTTATGTGTATAGATAATGAGTATTACATTAAGCGCTTAGTTAATATGCTAACTCATTGGGTAATCCGTTCTGACAATCCAGATAAAAATGATCATCCTGATATCGAGATAAGCCAAGAGACTATGAATAACCTTCAAATTGAAGGTCGTGTAGTTTGGAAAGGTGGATTGCTATAACCCTTCTCATAAAATAAAGCGCCTTCGGGTGCTTTTTTATTATCTAAATTATGTAATTATAAATTTATTTATATTTTCATAAGATTTCTTATTGACCATAATTATAATCTATCTTATATTTATCTCATCGACAAACAAAAACCGCCATAGGGTTCGAAGACTAGGCGGTTTTACTCAAAGAGTGAGAAGATTATGAATCAAAGAATTGAAAAGTACAAGTTTAGCCAAGCCTTTAGGGATGGCACGTCAGGCTTCCTATTGTTCTGGGTAGTCTTCTTTTTAACTGTCCCTTTCCTTCGTTCATGTGCCGACGTGCAATACGCCAACGAACTCAAAGCAAAACAGAACATGTATGTGCGTGTGCAGGTTGAGGGGGTGAAGTGATGGAAATCTATTCAATTGAACATGGCTGTTGTGAAGACGATGTTTGTGGGCGCAATGGCTGTGATGGAACGATTGTTAAAGATACTGATGCTGAGAGCTGTAGCTGTCATATCAACCCACCTTGCAGCTATTGCCACTGCGAAGTTCAGTGCAACAAATGTGATTGGTCTTCACGAAAAGAAAACGTACAAGAACAAAGCAAAACTGCACCACCAAGTGATTGGTATATACAAATGAAGAAGCGTGAAAAGGAATTTCGTGATCAGTTGAACGACGCTTCCTTTGAGTTTGACAAGGTTTCATTCAGAACGGAAAGCCACTCTAACAGTTCTATGAAAAAGATAGGTGCTTTTCCTCGTGGAATGTCTAGAGAGCAGCTTAAAAAAGAAGTTGATGGAACATTTGGCGGGCGCTTTGAGTGGGTTACTGAAAATCGTTTCTCTTTCATAGCTTATACAGACTAAGGAGCCCTCTCATGGATAACTACATAGCACTAGCTAGTTTCATTGGGTTCTTCAACCTCATCTTGGCGGTTCACTGGGGGATTATCTAATGAATATGTTAGTTAACAAGCCTGAGCTGCTATGCCCTTCTTTCCCAATGCTTCAAGTGTCTGGTGAATTTGAAGTTAAAGACAACACTGTTTCATTTGAACTGGAAAGCGGTTGTGCAACTTTGAAATGCAAGATTGTTGCCGATGTTGTTAAGCAAGTTCGTGTCGTTGGTTCTCTAATGAATCCAGAGGAAAGCAAAGACCAGTTTTACGACCAACTCGTTGTAGATGACCGCACACATGTTGAAGTTGTTGGTACTGAATATGTAGAGACTCCAATCGGCCTTCTATTTCAACTCACATCAACACAAGTGGCTGACTTAAACGAGCAGCTTAAATACTACGCCGAAGAATTGGCAGATGAAGAAGCGGGAGTGTGTGATGCAAGTGCATGAGAAAAGAAAACTACTTGAAGCCATTGATGTGCTTATTCGTCGCCCTGCTTCAGCAACAGAGACGACGCTTGCTGAGGCTATGGCCTACTTCAAGATGCTAATTGAGGAGTCTACACAAGGACAAATTGAAGTCCGGTATTCAGACACTACTCAGCAGTTGCCATTTTAAAAATTAGGAGAAGATTATGAATGCGCCAGTTAATGAATTACAAGTATTAGAACAAAACGTAATTGTAGCGGCTTTCGCTAAACGTGGTGGTACAGATGAATTGTATGAACGTATTGCTCAAGAAGTTTGCTCTCATGTACCAGATGTAAGTACTAAAAAAGGCCGTGATGCGATTGGTTCGCTTGCTTTAAAAATCAGTAAGTCAAAAACGCTTATTGAGAAATGTGGCAAAGAATTAGTAGCTGAACAAAAAGCTCAAATCAAAGTGATTGATGATGATCGAATCTCAATTGTTAAGAAGCTTGATTTATTACGCAATGAGGTTTTGGCACCACGTGATGCTTGGGAACAAGCTGAGAAAGATCGTGTTGAAAAACACCAACAGGTAATTACTGAGCTTAAGAATAATGCTCTAGTTTCTAGTGAAGCAACTGTAAGCGATATTAAAGAAGTAATCTCTATTGTTGAGAACACAATTGTTGATTCATCACTAGAAGAGTATGAACAAGAAGCAAAAATAGCGAAGCTTGAAACATTAGAGAAGTTACGCACTACCCTTTCTACACGTGAACAATATGAAGCTGAGCAAGCAGAATTAGAGCGGCTACGCAAAGCTGAACAAGAACGTTTACAGCGAGAACATGAAGAACGTATTGCATATGAAGCTGCTGAAAAAGCCCGTCTTGAAGCTGAACGTAAAGCTAAAGAAGAAGCTGAACGTGTAGAGCGTGAAAAACAAGAAGCTATTGCAAAAGCAGAGCGTGAAAAACGTGAAGCCGCTGAACGTGAAGCTCGTTTGGTTGCTGAAAAAGAAGCTGCTGAATTGCGCGCACAACATGCTGCCGAAGCAGAACGTAAACGTATTGAAGCTGAACAAGTTGCGAAGCTTGAAGCAGAACGCCAAGCAGAAGAAGCTCGTCAAGCAAACCAAGCTCACCGTAAAAAAATCTGTAATGAAGCACTTAAAGGTTTATTGGCTTTGGGTATTGATGAAGCAAAAGGAAAAGAGATTTTGCAAGCCATCAATAAAGGCTTAGTTCCACATGTATCTATTAAGTTTTGAGGATTAAAAGATGAGTAATATTGTTTTGTCGCAAGTTAGCAAGATTGCATCAGCTTTTAATATGCAAGATGTTGATCCTGCTGAGTTAGCAAATACTCTTGTTAATACAGTATTTAAGAAAGCAACAAATGATGAATTTCTTTCTCTATTAATTGTTGCAAACCAGTACAAGCTAAATCCTTTTACAAAAGAAATTTATGCATTCCCTGCCAAAGGTGGCGGCATCACACCAGTTGTTGGTATTGATGGATGGGCACGCATTATTAATGACAATCCTGTATGTGATGGTATCCAGTTTGAACAAGATGAAGAGTCATGCACATGCAAGATTTTCCGAAAAGACCGTAACCACCCTACTGTTGTTACCGAGTATTTATCCGAGTGTCAGGGTAATTCAGAACCTTGGAAAAAATACCCAAAACGAATGCTACGTCATAAGGCTTTAATTCAATGTGCCCGTGTCGCCTTTGGCTTCTCAGGTATTTATGACGAAGACGAAGCTCGTCGTATTGATGATTGTCATATCCCTACCGTTCAGACAGTTAGTTCAGATCTTCCTCAAGGTTATGAAGCTTATGAGCAGCAGCATTTAGATAACATGCGCGCTTTGGCAATGGAAGGCACAGAAGCCTTGCAAACTGGCTACGCTGAATTGCCTCAGGGCGACTGCAAAAAATACTTCTGGACTAAGCATAGCGTTTCATTAAAAGAAGCAGCACAAAATGCTGATCAACCACAAGGACAAGTGTATGAACATTCTCCAGCGTAGTGAAGATTGGCATTCGGAACGCTGTGGGAAAGTCACAGCAAGCCGAGTAAAGGATTTAAATGCAAAGCCAAATAAAGGCAAAGCTTTAAATGCATTGGGTTTAACTATTCTAGCTGAGCGCCTCACTGGCGTTCAGAAGGAAATCCCAACTAATTCAGTAATGCAATGGGGTATCGACAACGAGCCTCATGCAATAGCAGCTTATGAAAATGAGACGGGTAACTTTGTAGTAGGCACAGGTTTAATCGACCACCCTTTCATCGAAATGTTCGGCGCGTCACCGGACGGGCTTGTTGGTGATAAAGGTCAGATCGAAGCTAAATGTCCTGATACCACAACGCATTTGAATACTCTTCTTACTAAGCAAGTTCCGAATGAGTACATTCCACAGATTACAAGTCAATTGTCTTGTACTGGTCGTGAATGGTGTGACTTTGTGAGTTATGACCCACGTCTACCAGAAGGATTACAAATCATTATTATTCGCGTCTTTGCTAATGACTTGGCTATCGAAGCATTGGAGCAAGATGTTCGCAAATTCAACCAAGCTATAGATGACGCAATTAAAACATTGAAGGTGGCAGCATGACAGATCAAGAATACAGAGGGAACATGAACTACCCTTTTCAAGATCACATCGTCTTGAATGTTGAAGAAAACGTAGTGCCCTTCCCAAGAACAAATCTGCATAAGTGCCAACATGCTCAAGTTGAAATTGACACTAAAGCTTTGGAACTTACATGCATGAAGTGTGGAGCAAAAGTAAACCCTGTGATGTGGATCAAAGACACTATGAAGTATTGGTCCCGACAGCAAGCAAGGATTACAGAGCAGAAAAGGAAGGTTAGTGAAGACCTTGATGAGCTTAAGAAAAGAGCAAGAACCAAGTGTCAGCACTGCAACAAGGTGACTGCTATTAACTTAAAGAATTTCAAATTTACATTAATTGGGTGATGACATGACAGATTTGAATAAGGAAAGAGAAGTTAATTTACGCTTTGAACAAGATGATGGTTTTGTTTGGGTGTTCGATGGTGATAGTCAATTTGGCACCGAAATAAGTCATTTAATGATGATGCATGCAGATGAATATAACGAAGATGAATTACGTGTTATTTGTAACCATGCGGCATGTGAAATTGGCAGACTTAGAGCAGAGCTAGAAAAAGCCAAAGCTCAGGCGGTGCTAGAGACTCAACAAAAGCTTACAGATACATATTATTTGGAAGGCTCAGATTATGTAGTTGATTGCCCTTTCGAATATGACATTGAAATAGATAAGGGAGAAGTGCTTGAGTTGCAAAAATGGCAACGTACTGATTCAACAAAAGTATATTTTGCAAATATCTATAAAGATGAAGATAACTTTGAAATTCTTCAATTCGCTTCAAAAGCCGAAGCTGAAAATGCAGTTGCAGAAAACTTGAAGTTTTTAGAAGCAAGCGAATCGGGAGCTGAACAATGAGCATAACTCTTAATGGTCACCAATTAAAAAGCCTTCTCGAATTTGTAAATCCAGATGGTGAAAATGATTTAGATCAACTTGAAACTGAACTAACTATTAAATTTTTTGAAGATGGGCACAGTGGCAAAGGCTATTACTTTTGGATGACCGAATATCCAGAGGAAGGCAGCATGTTGTTGGATGTTGAATCGGGAGCTGAGGGATGAGTGAAGAATACCTAAAAGAGAGACTTTACTGGGCTTTGCGTTCGAGCAAGACAAAGAAAAAACAACTCAATTGGCACCATGCCATGTATATGGCTTGTACAGGTGCCTCACATGGATATCAGCTTTGTGTTGATCTTGGAGTAGATCCAGAAGGTACAGATTTTGTTAAAGCGGAAAGTAAGGAGGGGTGAAATGTCTAAATTAGATCAGATGTCAGAACAAGAAAAAAGAGAGCTTTTAGAAGAATTCCTAGAAGCCCCTTTAGAAAAGAGTTTTGGTCAGGAAGCAGTAGCATTATTTTTGAAATGCTCTACTCATACTTTGCAAGCTATGCGGTGTAATGGCAGCAGTCTACCTTACTCAAAAGTCGGCAGATGTGTTGCCTATCAAAAGGCAGATGTGCTGGCATATCAAGCTTCAAAGAAAGTATTTAATACGGCTCAACTGGCAAGAGCTAGTTAG